TTTTCAGGAAATTTGGGCCGCTCCTATAGCCACCCTGCCCCCTATCTCGGCCTGTGCGCGGCGAGCATGGGTCAACTTGGGTCAATATGGTGCACGGTGAAACGGGGTCTAGGCCGCGATTACTACGGGTTTCGGATAGTTAGCGCGCAAAAGAAAGCCCCGCTAATGAACGGGGCCTGGGAGGGTACGCCGGAAGGCGCGGGAGGAAATGGTCTAGTAATTAATTTGTTGAAAAATTCGGACTAGACCGCGTTTTGAGGTGCTAGTGGGCTTTCGGGGTCCTCGATTGCGAAGTCCTGGGCGTCAAAGACGGTGTATCCGTAGGACAGGCAGTGGTGCTCGTTCGGCAGGTCGGGGTCGTCAAAGCGCACGAAGACCTTGGTGCACTCGGGGTCGTGGCAGTAGACCGTCTTGCCCAGGCAGCGGCGCAGGCGAGCGTGAAGGCCGCTCAAATCGGTTTCTTTTCCGGTGTAGACCGCATTTAGTTCCATTAGATCAAGTCCTCCAGGTCATCGGCGCCCAGCAGGTCGTCCAGCTCGTCCAACGAGGAGGCCACTTTCGCGGGTTCCGCACCGGCGGGCCAGACGATGCCATCCTTGGGCAGGGTAGCGGGCAGCTTGCCGGCGCCTGCGGCGTTCAGCTCGGCTTCCAGGGCTTCGAGTTCTTCCCCGGCGAGACCGTAGGCCCGTTGTTGGAAATCCGTCATGGCCACGTCGTCCACGGACAGACGCTCGCGGGGTTCCAGGACATTCTCGGCGTCGGTGTGCAGAATCCAGAAGCCGTGGGCGGTCTTGACCATGCCGAGGTCGGGGAAGGCTGCGGCGGGCATGCAGGTGTTGTACCCGGTGTAGTGGTGCTGCCACTCGTAGGCGCTGAAGAACAGCTCCTTGCACTGGATGCACTCGGTGCGATACCAGCAGTCCTTGGCCCGTACAGCCTCCAGGCGGGCGTGCATTTCGCGGGCGGCGTGGCAGCGGTGCTCGGTGCCGGCACACAGGCCCTTCTCGGCGTCGATCAGGCGTTGCTCGCGGTTGCGCAGGACGGTGTTCGACAGGAACAGCTCCAGGTGCCGCAGGTGCGCCATCGACTGGCGGACGGGGATGTGCTGCTCCACGGGCAGCTTGTTGTCGCGGATGATGGGCCAAAGGGCACCGATCACCTTGGTCGGAGACGGCAGGTCGGACATCAGCTTCAGCGCGTCGTCCTTCGCGGGCCGGTGGGCCATGTTCTTGGCCGGTTTCTTCGCGGGCTTGGTCACAGCAAGTCCTCCAGGTCGTCTTCGGCGTCGAGGCCGAGCAGGTCGTCGTCCAGGTCAGCACCGAGCAGATCGTCCAGTTCGTCCAGGGAGCTGGCCGCAGCGGGTGCCGGCGTGCTGGCCGGTGGGTGGTCAAGGGTCACATTGCCAGGACTCCAGGCCCAGCGCGGGTTGTCGGAGTTGAACCACACGCCGTCGCGCTTGAGCATCCCCATGTACTCCATGTCCTCGGCGGTGCGGCAGCGGTCGAGCTGGCCGGCGGGAGGACGCACGGTCGTGATGTGGCGGCTGTGGGTGACAGGGCTGGCGAACCGGGCCTTGCACCGCTTGCACTTGATCGGCTCAAGCATGGGGCACCGTCCAGCGCTGGGCGTCAGCGGAGTGGGAGACGTTGCGGCGGGTCAGGGTCACAGGCGGCAGCGGCTCCGGGGAGCGCAGCTTGCGGATCAGGAAGGCTTCGGCCATCACGTCGTCCATGCGCATCGCCAGGGTGGTGGCTTCGCGTTTGCTGTGGATGCGGGTGCCGCCGGGGGCTACCCAGCCGCCGTTGGTGTGGCGCAGCACGGTGGCGTGGCCCAGGTTTACTTCGCCGGTAGTCAGTTTCATGGGTGTTGCTCCTGTTCGTCAGTGGTCTGATCGGCCAGAATGGGCCGAGGTCGGGGGCGATGATGCCACGGCCTGTCCAATTATTCAACAATTGCATTGACAGGGGACGACATGAACAAGGTTCTGATCGGCATCCTCCTGGCCCAGCTCGCTGCCACCGCGTTTTTGTGGCACGAAGCGAAGGAAGCCAGGGAGGCGCAGCAAGATACCCTCCACAAGCTCCAGGAACAGGCCCAGGAGACGGAAAAGGCCAATTTGAATGCCAAGGTACTGGGTGATCGCCTGGACGCCTTAGACGGCTCCCTGGGGGCCTTGCTGAAGGGTGTACATAATTTGAACAAAGATACCTCCACTCGTCTGCGGGCGCTGGAGACCATCACACAGGAACTGGGAGATACCGATGAATCGTTTGCTTGCCTTCACCGCGCTGTGCCTGCTGGGCTTGACCGCCTGCTCCGTGAACCCGCCGCTGCCCAAGGCCACTGAGACCCGCTGGGTGTTCCTGCCGGACGCTCTGCTGGCCGACTGCGACGTGCCGGTGTGGACTGGCGGGGACTTCGCGGAGGCTGGCCGGCTGGCAGTCCTGCGCCGTGAGGCTCTGCTGGCGTGCAACCTGCGTCTGACGGAGGCCCGGAGGCTCCAGGAACAGGCCCGGAAAGCCGCTGCACCATATTGAGCATAAGTTGAGCATAAGATTTTGGGGAGTATGGTTCACCGGGAAGGCCCGCCGCGCTTGGGCTGGAGTACCTTTGAACCATATTACCCATAAGAATATAGAGTGTTATATGAGGAGAAGAATATTTATGCACTGACACCATAGACGGTAAGAACACACCACATCATCACATCACATCACACATTACACATTACACATAGAAAGAAGGTCGAACAAATGGGTGGAAATATGGGTCACTGGCCTGGAGGCCACGAACGACGCGGCCTGTAGCTGAGCATAAGCCGAAAAAACATAGGTGTGCGATAGGTGTATTATGGTGCAAAATCGCGAGTGAATCTTTTCGGGGTCTTGCCCGCATTTACTTTTTACCCGTCAAACGCCGCCCTGCCCCCGTTTACTTCCGAAAATCAGGCCACTTTTTTCCGAAAGCTATCGCCGCCTAGACCCGAAACACTTCCGAAAATCCCGATCACCACACAAAAAGAGACCGCCCGAAGGCGGCCCCTGAAACTCACTACTGCTTCCGACCACGATCAATCGGGATAACGTTGTCTGTCGGGTCGGCCATTTCCTCCCCGTTCTCCAGGGCGTCCCAGGCCCGTTTCAGACGTTCATATCCGACCGACGACAGCGTGCGGGTGTTGCCCGTCTGATCCGTCATGGTCTTGTCCTGCGTCCAGATGGTGTACTTCACCCGCCGGCCCCGCTCGTCATTGCGCTGGTAGTCCCCCGCCTTGAAGAAGTTGGCCTGACGCATGAACGAGGCCACCGCGCCATTGCGGAGACCGTCCCCGACACCTTGTGCCTCGAAGGCATCCTTGACGTGCGACCACACCACCAACGAAGGCTTGATAGTGGGGTACGCCGGGTCGTCCAGCAGCTGCTCCAGCAGACGCCGGGCATCCGTCTTGTTCTCCTCGGCCATCTGCGACTTGAACCGGGTCATTGGCGCACGACCGTGGGGGTTGTACATGTCCGAGAACTTGTACTTCCGCAGGGCGTCGAGGAACTGGGCCGGCGACTCATTCACCAGCGTGTACAACTCGGTCACGTAGTGCTCGCCCTCCTCCTCAATGTTGCTGGCGATCCACTGCTGCACCTCGGCGTTGCTGGCGAACCGCGTGAACAGAACGCAGTACCGGGAGTTGCTTTCGTCCTCCAGGGGGATCGCGTTCTCGTAGTTGGTCGTCAGCAGCATGTTGGTGAAGTTGCGCTCGGTGTACGTGTCCTTCTGCATCTTGCGGATCGGCACCTCGCTGTTCGTGATCACCGGCTTCAGGTTGTTGAGCACCATGTGTGCGTCCTTGCCGCCGATCTTCACCTCCTCCACCGTGCAGAACACGCACTCGGCTGCCCAGCCGTTGTACTTCTCCAGGAGCGTTTGCGAGTTGATGATGTGGGAGTTGCCCGGCCCCACCAGCTGCATGATCAGCTTGGCGATCAGGGACTTGCCCTCCTGCTCCGACCCCTTGATCAGCAGCGCGTAGTTCAACTTCTGCTCGGGCTTCTGGACGATGTGCGCCATGAAGTCCAGGACGATCTTGCGGTGCTGCTCCTCGGGGAACAGATCGGCCAGCAGACGCTTCAGCAGTTCCACGCCGCGCTTGCCTTTGTGCCCCCCGGTCGGCAGGTCGCCCACAGGGCTGTACTTGTTGAACCACTGCGAGCCGTGCTCCTCGAAGATCGCCGGCAGACCCGGACGGTACTTCACGCCCATCACCTTCGGCACCGGGAAGCCGTTCAACGCAAGGTCGGCAGGCAGATGCTTAGGGTTGTTGGACGTACCGGCGGTGCCGAACTGCACAGCGCTGTCGTGGGAGTACAGGCCGTTGAAGCCGTCACGCGGCATGCCGTACTTGTGCTCCGTGTGGTAGAACACGTTGTCCTGGGCCACGTACACCCACGGCGCCAGCCACTTCGGCGTCTCTTCCCCGAACTGCTCGCTGAACGACTGGCGCTCGGGGGCGATCATCTTCGCGGCATCGGCCTTGGACAACTTGTCCTTGGTGATCCGCTCCCATGTGACCATCAGCGCCTGGATAACCTGGGCGCGCTGCACCTCGTTCAAGGAGCCACGCGGCAAGCCCTTGATCTTGTCGATACGGAGCTGAAGGGCATCGCTGTCCTCGGCCTTCAACAAGATGCGCTTGATCTTCGAGACCACGCGATTGTTGTCAGCTTCGGCATCCGCGAGAACGACGGCCTTCTTAGACTTTGGGATGCCGAGCAGGTCTTCCAGTTCGTCTTCTTCGTCCTCCAGGTCGTCCAGCATGTCCGCGAGGTCTTCGACATAATCCTCGTCGTCATCGTCATCCAGGTCGTCCAGCAGGCCCAGCACTTCGGAGTTGCGCTCCATCTGGACTTCCTGCTCCACCTCCTCCAGACGGTCGGCCACGCCTTCCTGCTCCAGCGCCCACTTCGTCATGGCCTTGAACGACGGCCACTCGGACAGCGGATGCGTGTCGGTGTCGAAGTCCTTGTCCAGGTCGCCAAACATGTGGATGCGGCCCAGGTCGAAGACGTTGTGCTGCCCCCGCGCCGGGTCGGTGCCGTGGTCGGAATGCACGAACACGCCGTCATAGACGCGGACAGACGCGACACCGGATGCGTTCACCCAGCGATAGCGCTCGCCGCCGTTACCCTCCGGCTCGTAGCAGTGGGGCAGGAACTCGTCCATGAACTCCCACGGGTCGAACTGGCGGCACAGCGCGGTGATGATCGGCACGCTGCCCTTCTTGTCCTCCGGGTGGCCCTTACGCTTGCCGCCGGAGTAGACACGGGTGGTCTCCTTCGAGGACTTGGGCCACGTCTTGGCGTCGTCAGCCGGGTACTTCTTCAGCGCCTTCACCGGGTCGAAGAAGACACCGTTGTCCTGGGCGTAGAAGTGGTACTCCTGATCCTTGCTGATGGACGGGAAGTACATGCCCTGGGCCGGGACGTAGGACTCCAGCGCAACCGCCAGCATGTCCTTGTCCAACATGTACGCCAGGGCACGGGCTACAGGCTCGTACTCCTTCGGTTCAATGTCGGACGCCAGCGGTACGAGGATGCGGAACTTCGGCTTGTCCTCGGTGCTGCTGCGGGTCGAGTGGATCAGGTAGGAGAACTCGCTGAACTCGGGGATTTCGCCCAGCATCTGGAAGGTGGACCAGATGTCGTCGCAGTTGTCGTCCAGGTCGAGGTTGACGATGGTACGGCAGACGAGGGTGTCGTCATGGCGGTGCTGGTCCTTGCACTCGCCCCCGAAGAACAGGCCGGTGTTCTTGCTAAAGGCACGATCCTTGGGCGACATCGCGGCGTACTGCTCCAGGGTGCACGAACGACGTGTCACCTTCTTGAAGCGTTCAACGATATCGGCCCACGATCCGTCCATCATGATCAGCTTGCCCCGATCACGCGCAGACGTTGTGCCGTATTTGAGCACACGATCAGTCATGGGTTACTTGCTCCGGTTGGCGGCCAGCTTCTCGGCACGTTTGGCAATGCGGACTTCGAGCAGTTCGAGCATGTGAGTAGGGATGTCGGCGCCACCTACACAGCGCCAGATGCGGACGGTCTTCTCGGTGCGGTCGAGCATTTCGCCCACCTCGGTGTTGCTGAGATTGTGAACCTCCTGGAGGTGCATCAGCTTCTCACGGCGGGACATCAGACGGGTTTTGCGGGATTTGGACATTATGGTTCCTCCAGTTGTCCGTAGGTTTGGACAACTAGAGTAACCGAGGAGGGGAGGTATGGGAAGGGGGATTACAGGAAATCGCTGAAGTCGTTGAGGGTCTTCTCGCCATCGGACATCTCTACCAGCTTCTTCACATGCTTGACGGGGACGCGGTTGTTTTCGATCCACTTATACACGTACTGATGGGTGACGCCGAGCGCGTTCGCCAGGAGCGGGATGGACTTCTTGTTCTTCTCCGGGTCGAGCGGGCAGATAGACAGCAGGAGCCGGTGGAGCGGCCCCAAGTCCTTGTAACAGGACACAGTTGATTTGGACATGGGTTCACCATATAGTTGAATTGAGCCGCCATCATCCCACCCGGCCCGCTTTGCTGCAACCACATGAAATATCAATATGGGTGTTGACAACGGGAACCGGGCAGGAGAAGATGGCCGCCGTCAGCAACGAAGCAGACATTGAACCCAACCAACTGAAGAACCGGAGCTATTCATGAGCCAAAGCATCGAGCAAATCATCCTCGCCAACACCGCCGCCCTGGAAGCCAACACCGCCGCCACCCTGACCCTGATCGAACTGTTCAAGGCCGCTGGCACCCTGGCACCTGCTGCCGGTGGCACCTCCACCAAACCGGCTGCCAAGCCTTCGGCCAAACCGGCTGCCAAGCCTGCCGACGAGCAAGAGCAGGAAGAAGAAACCGACCCGGCTGATGTCGTGGGCGTCCAGGAAGACGGCACCGTCTACTACGCTTCCGCCAACTCCGACGAGTTCGGCTCGTTCCCGACCGAAGCCAAGTTCAACGCGGCCAAGAAGAAGAACAAGCACCTGTTCATCATCAGCCTGAACACCTACAACGAGAAGGTGCAGCTGAAGGCCGAAGAAGACGCCGAAGCTGAAGAAGCCGCAGCCGCCAAGAAGGGCGCCGGCAAGACCACCAGCAAGCCGGCTGCCAAGACCAAGGAACCGGCTGAAGCCACCCTGGACGAAATGGTCGCGGTGTTCTCGAAGTTCATCAGCAAGGACCTGGACGCTGACGTGCGCAAAGAGCGTCACGCCTTCGCCAAAGACCTGCTGGGCCGCCTGGACGCCGAGAAGGCATCGTCGGTCGCGCCGGAGCATTTCAGCCTCGTCATCGCAACCCTGACTGCGGTCATGGACGGCGAAGAAGTCGATCTGGACGAAGTGTTCGCTGACGGCGAAGACGAAGACGGCCTGATCTAAGCCATCACCCAACCCGAGGGGGAGCCAAGTGCTCCCCTTTCGGCATTCTGGAGAACGACATGGCAGCACACGCAAGACTCGGCCCGAGCGGCGCGGAGAAGTGGATGATCTGCCCAGGGTCGATTGAGCTGGAGGCCCTGTTCCCCGACGAAGACCCGTTTGGCGACGACGGCCCCACCCCGTCAGCGGAAGGCACCGCCGCGCACTGGCTGCGGGAGCACCTGCTGGTCAACGGCGGGACGGTCAAGGACTGGATAGGCGAGTGGATCGACGCGGGGGGCTTCAGCTTCGAGGTGGAACCCGAGTGGTACGGCTTCCTGCAACCGGGCATTGAACGCATCCGCGAGTTCCAGGGCGAGTGGGTCTTCGAGAAGCGCCTGGACATGACGCACTGGATACCGGACGGCTTCGGCACCCTGGACAGCGGCGGCTACAACGACGACGTGATCATCATTGACGACCTGAAGTTCGGTCGCATCCCGGTGTGGGCCGAGCGCAACAAGCAGCTGATGATCTACGCCCTCGCCTTCTGGTGGAACATCGCCCGCCACAAGACCAAGGCCACCAAGTTCATCCTGCGGATCGACCAGCCTCGGGTGCCGGGCTACGGGGACGAGTGGCACACCACGCTGGAGGAGCTGCTGGCCTTCGGTGAAGAAGTACGGGAACGCGCCCTGCTGGTGGTCCCTGGCGCCCCACGGGTGCCCAGCCCCAAGGGCTGCTTCTGGTGCCGTGGCTGCGCCAACGCGGCGTGCCCGGAGCTGGATCAATACATGCTGGCCCAGTTCGGTGTCAGCGAGGAGGAGCTGATCGTGGGCAAGAAAGTACCCATGCACGACGCTGACGCGCTGACCCCCGAGCAGCGGTCGGCCATCATCGCGAACAAAGCCCTATTCAACAAGTGGTTGACTACGCTAGAATCCGACCTGATCGAACGCGCAAGCCGTGGCGAAGACGTGCCGGACTACAAGGCCGTACCAACCGAAGGCACGCGCAGGTGGGAAGACGAGGAGCTGGTGAAGGACATCCTGGCAGACGCCAAGGTGCCACCGGAAGATGTGCAGAAGGTGTCGCTTCTGTCCCCCACGCAGATGGAGAAGGTCGTCAGCACCAAGGTGTGGGCGAAGCTCCAGAAGCTGATCGTGCGCCCGGAAGGCAAGCCCGCGCTTGTCCCCGATGCGGACAAACGTCTCGCGATAATTCCGTTAGCGGATATGCTTGACGACCTGGATGATATCGAGGATGATGTGTCCAACGAATTGGACGACCTGCTGGGTCTCCCTTCCGTTACCGACCTCGACTGGGAACTTCAACAACTGATCTAAAGGAGCCACCAAATGGCTGAAGCAAAGAAGAAGCGTCTAGGCACCATCGCACTGAAACTGGTACGCCTGTCCTTCCCGAAACTGTTCACCCCTGAGTCCTCGACCGAGGACGGCCCTAAGAAATACTCGGCGGGCTTCCTGATCGACCCGAGCACCCCGGAAGGCAAGGCCAACATCAAGGCCCTGGAAGCCGAGCGTGATCGCATCGCCACCGAGCTGTGGGGCGACAAGGCCGACAAGATTCTGGCCAAGCTGGACGCCGACCGCTCGCTGCTGCGCGACGGTGACGACGCCACCAACCAGGAAGGCGATGTCTACGACGGCTACGAGGACATGATGTACATCACCGCCTCGAACAAGCGTAAGCCGCAGACCCTCGACCGCGACAAGACCCCGGTGGACGACGAGGACGACATCCTCTACGGCGGCTGCTACGTCGATGCCATCGTCTCGGTGTGGGGCACCACCAAGAAGGAGCTGGGCGGCAACGGCATCTTCGCCACCCTGGAGCTGGTGCGCAAACGCCGCGAGGGCGACCGCTTCGGTGCAGCGCCGGTAGACGTTGACGACTACCTGGACGACCTGGACGACGAAGACGAAGAAGACGGTCTGATCTAAGAAATTAGACCACAACCGGAGGGGGCCAAGCGCCCCCTTCTGCACGACTGGAGACCACGTAATGTCTGAAAAACTACACCTTGACTTCGAGACCCGCTCTACCGTCCCGTTCGGTAAGGCCAAGGGTGCTGTCACGGCGTACCAGTATGCAAACCACCCCAACACCGACATCTGGTGCATGTCCTACGCGATCTGCGACGAGCCGGTGAAGTTGTTCGATCCCTGGGACGGGGACTTCTTCCCGGACGACGTGGTGCACGCGCTGAAGGACGGCATGCCGTTCGGTGCGCACAACGCCGGGTTCGAGTGGTGCATCTGGAACTTCCTGCTGGCGCCACGGTGGGGCCTCCCGCCACTCCCTATCGAGCAAATGGACTGTACCGCTGTACGTGCGGCGATCATGGCCCTGCCACGCGATCTTGCTGGCGCCTCCCGTGCCTTGGGCCTGGATGTGCTGAAGGACGACGAGGGCAAGCGCCTGATGCAGCAGATGGCCAAGCCCAGGAAGCCACGGAAGGGCGAAGACCCCGAGCTGATCTACTGGCACGACGACCGCGACAAACGCCTCCGCCTGGGGGCGTATTGCGTTCGGGATACCGAGGTTGAGCGCCGGCTGGACGAAGTGATCAGCCCTATTAGCCCGGACGAGCGCCGGCTGTGGCTGCTCGACCATAAGACCAACATGCGCGGCATCCAGGTGGACGTGAAGCTGGCCCGGCGGGCACAGTCGGTCATGGACGTTGTGGCCAGCAACTACGACAAGGAGCTGCAAGAGATTACCGGGGGCGTCGTGCGCAGCGTCACCGAGGTGGGCAAGCTGAAGGAGTGGCTGGAGTCCGAAGGGGCGACGGTGACGGGCTTGGCCAAGCAGGACGTGATCGAACTGCTCCAGATTTACCGCAGCAGCCCGAAGATCAAGCGTGCGCTGGAGCTGCGCCAGGAGGCAGGCAAGTCGTCCGTGGCCAAGCTGGTGCGCTTCATCGAGCTGACCCATAGCGACGGTCGCATGCGCGAGAACTTCCTTCACCACGGGGCCAACACCGGGCGCGCCGCCGGCAAGGGCGCACAGCTCCAGAACCTGCCGTCACGCGGCGGCCTGAAGTGGCACGTTGCCGAGAAGGTGATGCTGATCCTGCTCCAGGAATCCGACCCGGTGGTGGCGGCTATGCGCATCGAGCTGATCTACGGCCCTGTACCCGAGGCCATCAGTTCGTGCCTGCGCGGCCACCTCGTAGCACCGCCGAAGAAGCGTCTGTTCGTGGCGGACTTCTCGAACATCGAAGGCCGTGTCGCGGCGTGGCTCGGCGGCGAGGAGTGGAAGATCGCGGCGTTCATCGACTACGACACCATCCTGCGCGAGCCAGACGGCACCGTGATCCTAGACGGCAAGGGCGAACCGATGCGTCGTGGCCCTGACCTGTACAAGGTGACTGCCGGCCAGATTCTCGGCAAGAACCCCGCCGATGTGAACGGCACCGAGCGGAACGTCATGGGCAAGGTTCCTGAGCTGGCGCTGGGCTTCGGTGGCGGCGTCGGCGCGTTCGTGTCCATGGGCAACATCTACGGCGTGAACATGGCCGACTACTGGGACATCATCCAGGAGTCCATGCACGGCAAGTACCTGTCCCAGGCAGCGAAGAACTGGGATCGCTTCGGCAAGAACTCCGGCATGTGCGAGGCCGAGTGGCAAGCGTCCGAGACGGTCAAGGTCGCATGGCGCGCACGCCACCCTGGCATCGTCGCCTGCTGGTACGACGCCGAGGAGGCCGCGATCAAGGCCCTGGAGCAACCGGGCAAGTGGCATGAGTTCGCGGACGGCAAGCTCGCCTTCGGCTGCCGCCGGTACAACGGCATTCCGTTCCTGATCGGGCGCCTGCCCAATGGCCGCCGCATCTACCGTGCGAACGCCAAGATCAAGGACGTGAAGAAGTTCGGCAAGATGTCCAAGGAGATTTGGTTCCAGACCGTTGACGGTATGACCAAGCAGTGGATATGGACGAACACCTATGGCGGAGACCTGTTCCAGTCCTTCGTGCAAGGGATCGCCCGCGACATCATGATGAATGGGTGGATCAACGTGGACGCGGACGGCTTCGACGTGGTGCTCCAGGTACACGACGAACTGGGCGCCGAGGGGGACGAAGACCGTACCCTGGAGGAGTTTGAAGCGGGTATGATCTACCTTCCACCATGGGCCAAGGGCTGCCCTGTGTCAGCCGCCGGCTATGTCGCACAACGCTACAGGAAGGACTAGATGGTCACTGAAGCACCCATTGAAAAGTACGTGGAGGACGAAGCGCAGAAGGCCGGATGGCTGGTACGCAAGCTGTCGTGGGTTGGCCGCCGTGCCGCCCCCGACCGCTTCTTCGCCAAGGACGGACGCATCGTCCTAATCGAGTTCAAACGCCCCGGCAAGAAGGCCGAGGGACTACAGGCAAAAGAGCACCGTTTGCTGCGGGCCGCAGGGGTGGAGACCCATGTGTGCGACTCGCCGCTCCAGGCGCTGGTGATACTGGGGATCGTAGATGCGTAGGCCATACGAGAAGCTGCGGAAGTCGCAGCACAAGATCATCCAGATGATCAAAGACAATGACGGCGTGTTCATCGCGGCAGACATGGGGATCGGCAAGACCGGCGCCACGCTGACCGCGATCCGCGACCTGCTAGACCTGTTCGAGGTGAACAAGGTGCTGGTGGTCGCACCGCTGCTGGTGGCCGAGGAGACTTGGCCGGAGGAGATTGACACCTGGGCGCACACCCACGTCCTCGACTACGAGGTGCTGACCGGTGACGCCGAGCGGCGGGAACAGCGCGCACGTCGTCTGCCCGAGCTGTCGATCATCAACCGCGAGAACCTTCAGTGGCTGCTCGACCTGTGGGGCAAGGACTGGCCCTACGACATGCTGGTGCTGGACGAGCTGTCGAGCTACAAGTCGCCAGTGGTACGCAACGACCCGACCAAGAAACAGGTCGCAGCGGAGACCGAGAAGGTGCTGGCGGCGTGGCCCATCGCGGAACACGGCCAGAAGGTGACGGACAAGAAGCTGAAACAGGCCCTGGCAGCCCTTGACGGCAATCTTACGCGCTTCGGGGTACTCTGCGCCGTCCGCAAGCGTGCTCGTCGCGTGGTGGGCCTCACAGGGACTCCTAGCCCCAATGGCCTGCTGGACATCTGGAGCCAGTATTACCTGATCGACCAGGGCGTGCGCCTGGGCACCAACTTCTACCAGTACCGCAAGCGCTACTTCCAGTCCGACTACAAGGGCTACAAGTACACCCTGGACGAGGGCAGCTTCGACATCATCATGGACAAGGTGAAGGACATCACGGTCGCCATGAAGACCTCGGACTTCACGGACATGCCCCCGATGATCCACAACGTCGTCCGGGTGAAGCTGCCGCCGAAGGTGATGAAGCAGTACAAGGAGTTCGAGCGCACCATGCTCCTGGAGGAGCACGACATCGAAGCGGTAAATAGCGGGGTCTTGACCGGAAAACTTTTGCAATTGGCAAACGGCTCCGTGTATGGTGCCGAGCGCGAGGTATTCGAGTTCCACTCACTGAAGCTGGACGCGCTCGACAACATCGTGGAGGAGGCCCAGGGCGCTCCGGTGCTGGTGTTCTACAGCTACGAGTTCGACCTGATGAAGCTGCGCAAGCGCTACCCCTACGCCGAGGTTGTGGGCGAGGCCAAGAACGTGCAGAAGCGGTGGAACGCCGGCCAGATTCGCATGCTGGTGGCGCACCCCGCAGCAGCCGGCCACGGCCTGAACCTCCAGTACGGGGGCCACATCGCGGTGTGGTATGGCCTGAACTGGAGCCTGGAACTGACACAGCAGGCCAACAAACGGCTGCTGCGCCCCGGCCAGGACAAGCCCGTGATCATTCACAGCATCATCGCCACCGGCACCAAGGACGAGGACGTGCTGGAGACGCTGCCGATCAAGAACGCGCTACAGGAAGCTATGCTGGACGCCCACCGCTGGACTGGCGAGGGCGAGTACGAAGTCACTGAAGACGAACTGGAGGACTTGATATGAAAACCACGTTGACCCCTGCGGCCCTGCGCCGCATCTTCCCCCGCATGACCGAGAACCGGGCTACCGAGGTGCTGATCCTGCTGGACACCGCCCTGGAAGCCTTCCCGGCCCTGGATACCCCGCTGCGCCTGTCGGCCTTCCTGGCCCAAGCCGGCGTGGAGTCTGGCGGCTTCACCAAGGTGCGCGAGTCGCTGAACTACAGCATCCAGGGCCTGCTGAACGGCTACCCTCGCTCGCGCATCAGCGAGGCCGACTGCCGCCGCCTGGGCCGCAAGGACACCGAAGGGCCGTTGAGCCAGGAACGCCAGCGGGAGATTGCCAACCTCGTCTACGGCGGGCGCTACGGCAACAACCTGCCCGACGACGGCTGGACTTACCGTGGCGGCGGCCCGCTGCAACTGACCTTCCGTGACAACTACCGCGCAGCAGGTGTGGCCCTGGGCATGCCGCTGGACGCCAACCCGGCGATGATCGAAGACCCGGTTGTGGGCATGCTCGCGGCCATGTGGTACTTCACCGCCCGCGTGGACCTGAAGGACGTGGACGCCCAGCGCATTGACGCCGTGTCCCGGAAAGTCAATGGCGGCGACAACGGCCTGCTGGAACGCCGCGCCCTGTACCGCACCATCACCGAGACCCGCTGGTCGATGTAAAACCGGGTCTAGACCCCAAACGAACTCCGAGGTATAGTGCGGTCTTGACCCCATTATCTTCGGAGTTTTTTATGGCTTACGTTCGCTATGTGGAGAAGCGCTTCAACCGCGCCAACTCTATGCTGATCGACTACATGAACGAGTTGATCGGTGACTACCAGCGCCAGGGATACGTCATGACGGTGCGTCAGCTGTACTACCAGCTGGTGGCCCGCGACGTGATCCCCAACACCCTGGCGGACTACAAGCGTGTTGCCAGCATCATCAACGACGCCAAGCTGGCGGGCCTGATGGACTGGGACGCGATCACCGACCGCACTCGCGACTTCGTGGGCAACAACCACTGGACATCGCCGGCCCGGATCATCCGTGGCGCCGCCAACTCCTACGGCGAGGACATGTGGCTCGACCAACCGGCCCGCGTCTTCGTGATCATCGAGAAGGAAGCCCTCGTCGGCATCATGGAGCGCGTCTGCGGCCAGCACGATGTCCCTCTGATGGCGGCCCGTGGCTACCCGTCCGGCTCCGTCCTGCGCGAGTTCGCGGAAGGCCAAGTCCTGCCAGCGATCCAGTCCGGCCAGGAGGTTCACATCCTGCACCTTGGCGACCACGACCCCAGCGGCATCGACATGACCCGAGATATCGTGGAGCGCATGCAGATGTTCACCTTTGGCGACCTATCGCACGCCAACGTGGTGCGCCTGGGCCTGAACATGCCGCAGATTGAGGAGCTGTCGCCCCCGGAGAACCCGGCCAAGACCACGGACAGTCGCTTCGACGGCTACAAGCGCCAGTTCGGTACGTCCTCCTGGGAGCTGGACGCCCTGCCGCCGGACTACCTGCACCGGCTGGTCGAGGACGAGGTGAACAAGATCAAAGACCATCGCCTGTGGAACGCCGCCGAGGCCCGCGTCGAAGCGCGCCGCGAGGAGCTGACCCAGCTGGCTGACCACTACCCTGAAGTTGTCGCCCGCATGCGCAAAATCCTTGAACGCCGTGGGGAGTAAAACGCAGCCATGACCGCAAAAGAAACCAAACGCCGTGGGCCAGGACGCCCACCGCTATCCCCGGAGGTAAAGCAGCAGCGTGCCGCCCAACGCGAGCTGGACAAGCTCCAGGCTGAAATGGCTGCCAGCTCGGGCGACGACCTGCTGGACGACCTGCTGGGCACGGCGCCTGTGCAGGACGCCCCGGAGAAGGTGCATCAGGACGACGCGCTCGGCCCGGTGTCGGCCAACTGGCTGGCCCAGGTCTTCGGCTTCGACCGCATGACCGTGAAGAAGCGACTGGTCGAGGGCGGGTGCCCCATCGTCATGCGCAAGAAGGGCGCCCCGATGTACAACGTGTTCGACGCGGCGGCCTATCTGGTCAAGCCGAAGATCAACATCGCGGCCTACGTGCGCGGCCTGCGCCCACAGGACTTGCCGCCGTCGCTGTCGCAAGCCTACTGGGACGCCCAGCTGAAGCGGCAGAAGTGGGAGGAGAACGCCCGCAACCTGTGGCGCAGCGAGGACGTGCTGGAAGTCTTTGGCGACCTGTCCATGATGCTGAAGACCACCATCACCCTGTGGGTCGAGGAGGTGGATCGCGTCGAGGGCCTGACCCCCGCACAGCGGGACATCATCACCCAGCACAGCGACGGCCTGCTCGCCCGCATCCACAAGCTGATGGTCGAGCAACCGCGTCTGCGCACCACACCGTCGTCGGTGGACGAGCTGGACGATCACGACGGCGACAGCCAACCCGAAGGAGACGAGACATGATCTTCCGCTCCATCCAGGATATGATCGCGGCAGCCGCAGCCGGCGTGCGCCAACCCGAGCGCCTGACTGTGGCCGAGGCCGCCGAGAAGTACCGCGAGCTGAACAACGTGGGTTCCTACGTGGGCATGTGGGACAACACCATCGCGCCCTACCTTGTCGAACCCATGGAAGTGCTGACCAGCACCGACTACCTGGGCATGATCTTCGCCGGCCCTGCACGTACAGGGAAGTCGGACATGTTCTTCAACTGGCTCGGGCACACCGCCATCTGCGACCCGGCGGACATGCTGATGATCCACATGACCATGAACGTGGCCCGCGACTGGTCGGCCAAGGACTTGCGCCGCGTCTTCCGCCACTCCCCGGAAATCGGCAAGACCGTGGCACCGGGCCGGGGCACGCACGACATCAAGTTCCTGTCCGGTATGCACCTCCAGGTGAAGTGGCCCGCCATTTCCGAGCTGTCGGGTAAGACCGTGCCGCGTGTCTGGCTCGCGGACTACGACCGCATGCCCGAGTCGGTAGACGGCGAAGGTTCGCCCTACGACCTGGGCGCCAAGCGTACAACCACGTTCCGCCGCAACGGTATGACGGTCGCGGAGTCCTCGCCGGGCTATGAGATTGACGACCCGAAGTGGATGCAGAAGACACCGCACGAAGCCCCGCCGACCAAGGGCATCCTGGCCCTGTACAACCGTGGGGATCGCCGCCGCCTGTACTGGCGCTGCCCGCACTGCGCGACCCCGTTCGAGCCGGACTTCAAGCTGCTGCAAATCCCGGACAGCGCCGACCACGTAGACGCGGCGGAGAACACCGCGCTGATGTGCCCGCACTGTACCTGCCTGATCTTCCACGAAGCCCGCGACGGCCTACCCGGCAAGAACGAGCTGAACCAGATGGACTTGGGCAACGCCCGGTGGGTGCGCGACGGGGAAATCTGGACGCCGTGGCAGCGTGCTGGCGACGACCTGAAGGGCACCATCGACGGCAAGCCGTTCCGGTCTGACATCGCGTCGTTCTGGATGAAGGGGCCGGCTGCCGTGTTCACGACGTGGCGCGACCTTGCCCTGAAGTGGCTGAAGGCGATGGAGGAGTACGAGCGCACCGGCTCCCAGGAATCCTTGCGCACCACGGTCAACACCGACCAAGGGCTGCCGTACCTGCCACGCGGCCTGGAGGACAGCCGCTCCCCGGACGATCTGAAGGCCGCCGCCGAGTTCCTGCCGCAGCGCGAGGTGCCGGACGACGTGCGCTTCCTTGTGGCCAACGTGGACGTGCAGAAGCGCCGCTTCGTGGTACAGGTGACGGGCCAGCGCCCCTACGGCGACGTGGTGGTGATCGACCGCTTCGACATCCGCAAGTCCCAACGCACGGACGAAGACGGCGACGTGGAGACCATCGCACCGGCCACCTACCTGGAGGACTGGGACGCCTTGATCCATCGCGTGATCTTGGCCGACTACCCCCTGGCGGATGAATCGGGCCGGCGGATGAAAATCTCGTTCACCGCGTGCGACTCCGGCGGCTCGGCGGACGTTAAGAACGACAGCTCCACGACCAAGAACGCCTACGACTTCTACCGCCGGCTGCGGGATCACGACGGCAGCGAGTTTCCACGCGGCCTGCACCGTCGCTTCCAGCTGGTCAAGGGCAACCCGAACCAGAAGGCGCCACGGGTGTACATCACATGGCCCGACTCGGCCCGTAAAGACCGTCACGCGAACGCACGCGGCGAGATTCCGGTACTGCTGATCAACACCACGGCGATCAAGGACCAGCTGGACGGCCTGCTCGACCGGACGAAGGAGGGCGGCGGCAAGATCACCTTCCCGAAATGGCTGCCGGACTGGTTCTGGCAGGAGGTGTGCTCGGAGATTCGCACCTCGAAGGGCTGGGAGAAATTGCAGGACCGCAACGAAGCGTGGGACTTGCTGGTCTACCACATCGCGATGACCCTGCACCATTTCCACATCGAGCAGATAGACTGGTCGAAGGAGGAGAACCTGGAGGGCTGGGCGCTTCCTTGGGACCGCAACACGGAAATCTTTGACCCGGAGGAGGTGGAGGAGCCGTACCGGGACGATGAAGACGACGATGACGAAGACCTGGAAGCCCTCGCGGCAGCCCTGGCATAAGTCATTAAAAGATTGAATTTCGGGGTCTAGACGGGATATTCTCCCGTCCTGATCCACCAACCGGAGAACGTCCATGGACTATTGCAAGTTGCTCAAGGAGGCCGAACAGGCATACCACCGTCTGATGACGGGCGGTTCTATTGCCGAGTTTCGCGACTCCAACGGTGAACTGGTGCGCTACACGGCCCAGTCGGCACCACGCCTCAAAATCTACATCCAGGAACTGAAGACCAAGTGCCCAGGCGCGGTCGGCGGCGGCCTGGATGCCATCCGTCCGTTCGGAGGTATCTTCTGATGCAGACCCCTGACGAGCTGGAAGACCTGATTGGTATGCCAGTGCCGGGCGAGTCTGCCGTGTTCCCGTTGGGTCGCGGCGGCACTCCCGCCTACGATGCTGCGGACATGGAATCGCGGGAGCTGCTGACCTGGGCGCCCTCGGTAGGATCGGCTGACCTGGACTTGCTGCCCGAGAAGGGCATTCTGGATACCCGCGTCCGTGACGCCTCCCGCAACGACGCTTACGTGCAGAACGGCGGACGGGTGCTTCAGGACGCCATTGTCGGTGAACGCTTCCTGCTGAACTCGAAGCCGAACTTCAAGGTGCTGGGCCTGGACGAGGTATGGGCCGAGGAGTTCCAGGAGGAGGTGGAGGCCAAGTTCACCCTGTTCGGTGAGTCCGACCGCTGCTACTTCGACGCCTCGCGGCACAACACCTTCACCGGTCTGGTGCGCCTCGCGGTCGGCATCTACGGCCTCGCGGGTGAAGTCCTGGCCACAGCAGAGTGGATTCGCGGTGCCTTCCGTCCGTATTCCACCGCCATCCAGATGGTTGACCTGGACCGCCTGTCCAACCCCCTCGGGGAAATGGACTCGCGCTGGCTTCGTCGCGGCGTGCAGCGGGACCAGTGGGGCGCGCCTATCGGCTACCACATCCGCATGTCGCACCCGTCCGACGCGCTGGAGAACGACAACTGGACCTGGAAGTACGTGCCGGCCACGCGCGGGCAGGTGATGAACATCCCCGGTTGGGACCGCGCACAGGTGATCCACATCATCGAGCAGGACCGCCCGGACCAGTCTCGCGGTGTGTCGTCCATCGTGGCCGCGCTCAAAGAGACCCGCATGGGCAAGCGCTTCCGCGACACCGTGCTCCAGTCGGCGGTGCTTAACGCCAGCTATGCGGCCTCCATCGAATCGGACCTGCCAACGGAGGTGATCGCGGCCCAGGTGGGTGCTGGTGGTGACTCGGGCAAGGCGCTGTCGAAGTACGCCATCGACTATCTGAAGCAGGTGAACCGCTTCGTCGGCTCCAGCCGTAACATCGGCCTGGGCAACGCGAAGATTCCGGTCTTCTACCCCGGTACGAAGATGAAGCTGCAACCGGCGGGCACCCCCGGCGGCGTGGGTACGGACTTCGAGAAGTCGCTGCTGCGCTACTTGGCGGCCAGCTTCGGTGTCACCTACGAGCAGCTGTCCAAGGACTACGCACAGGCCAACTACTCGAACCTTCGGGCAGCCATCGCAGACGCGAGCCGTACCAACCGGGTGAAGAAGCGCATGGTCGCTGATCGCTTCGCCAACGCTATCTTCCGGCTGTGGCTGGAGGAGGCGATCAGCAAGGGCGACATCACGTCCATGCCGCGCAACGCACCGAACTGGTACACCGGCCTGAACGCCGAGGCGTACTGTCAAGCGGAATGGATCGGCGCTACCATGGGCCAGATTGACGAGCTGAAGGAGACCCAGGCGGCTGTCCTGCGGATCAACAACGGCCTGTCTACCCGCGAAGACGAGCTGGCACGCCTCGGCAAGGACTGGCGTCAACTGTTCCCGCAGTTGGCCCGCGAGAAGGCCCTGGCCAAGAAGAACGGGCTGGAGTTCGCCACGGACAGCCAGCAGAACCAAATGAACGCTTCCACGGGCACACCAACCGATGAAGGCAAGAATCCCGAAGGGGAAGGAGACAAGTAAATGACTGTACTGGCCGCTCGCTTCAGCAACGCGCCGGTCATGGTCAGCCCGGATCGGGCGGATTGGTTGGGCCAGTGCCTGACCGCCGTCCAGTCCGAGCTTCCCAAGATCAAGGAGCGGATGAACGTCGATGAACCGAAGATGCAGGACGACTACTGGCCGTCCAGCGACTCTTGGCTCGCGGCGTTCCGTCCGTACAACGTGAAGAACAACACGCTGGTGATCCCGGTAAAAGGCATGCTGCTGCACGACTTCGCGTGGCAGCTGTTCGACTGGGCCACGGGCTACATCTACATCCAGAAGGCGTTCGAGCGCGGCATGTCCGACCCGGAGGTGCACCGTATCGCGCTGATGATCAACTCGGGCGGCGGTGAAGTAGCTGGCAACTTCGACATGGTGGATCGCATGTTCGCGCTCAAGTCCGCCGAAGGGGCCAAACCGGTCTGGTCGTTCATCAACGAGCACGCCTACTCGGCGGCCTACTCCATCGCCTCGGTGGGCGACCGCATCATCCTGCCGCGTACCGGCGGGTCGGGATCGGTGGGGGTTGTCACCTCACATGTTGACATTTCCGGTGCAATGGAAAAGAATGGGGTCAAGGTCGAGTTAATTTTCTCGGGCGAGCACAAGGTAGATGGCAACTCTTACGCCAAGCTGCCCGACTCGGTTCGCGAACGTATCAAGGCCCGCCTCGACGGTCTGCGCGGAATCTTCGCCAGCACCGTGGCTCGCAACCTGAACATGGATGTCGAGGCTGTACTGAAAACCGAGGCGCTGACGTATGGCGCTGATGAATCCGTTAGTGTAGGCTTCGCCCATGAAATTCGCCCAATTGACGAAAGTCTGGCGGAGTTCACCAACGGCACCTTCCAAGACGAAGAAAACGAGGAAACTGTACCCATGGCTACTAACGCTAACGCTAACGCCGCTGCACCTGCTGCTGCCGCTCCAGCTGCTGCCGCCCCAGCTGCTGCCGCCCCTGCTGCCATCACCGAGCAGGCCACCATCACCCAGGCCAACGTCGAGCAGGCCAAGGCTGAAGGCACCGCTGCTGGCGTTACCGCCGAGCGCGCTCGCATCAGTGGCATTCTCGGCCACGCCGAAGCCAAGGACCGCACCGAGCTGGCCACCCACCTCGCCATGAACACCGACATGTCGGTTGAAGCGGCGGCGGGCATCCTGGCTGCTTCGCCCAAGGGTTCCGCTACCACCGCTGCGGCCCCTGCGGCTGGCATCGACGCGCTGATGAGCAAGGACACTCCGAACGTCGGAGCTGACACCCCGAACGCTGAAGCCGCTGGCGAAGGCAAAGATCAACTGAACACCCTGCTGTCCGACTACCGCGCCGCTGCCGGTATCTCGAAAGCCAACTAAGGAGAAACACGCACCATGGCTAAGACCCTGATCCCTACCGCCAACGCCGGCATGGCTGGCTCGCAGACCGACAGCTACACCACCATGGAGCTGCTGCACGGCGACATCCCCCCGGTGTGGACCGACTACGCGCTCCTGAAGGAAGCCGATGTGGCTAACCTGCCGGCCCGCTTCATCCTCCGTGGCTGCCCGGTGAACTTCAACCCCGTTGACCGTTCGCTGACCTTCCTGGAGCTGAAAGCCGGTGACGAAGCGAACGCTATCCTCGTCCACGACATCGACCTGGACAACGTGAAGGAACTGGAATCCCAGGGCGTCCCGACTTCGGTACAGCTGTACCGTGGCGGCTCGTTCAACTCGCAGGCCGTGGCCTACGCTGCCCAAACCGGTGGCGCTACCGTGAGCGGTACTGCTGCTGAAGAAGCCGTGCGTATCGCCTTCGACGCCAGCAAGCAGCGCCACGACATCGTGGTGAAGAACCCCGCGCACCGTAACCTGGACGTGTAATTCAACCGCCGGGTAGACAACTACCCGGCCCCACCGCTAAACTGCGGCCTGAACCACATTAAATTCAATAGCTTGAGGAAAGCGCCAACATGACTATCCAAGTCACCATGTACGACACCCAAACCCTGCTGGGCCTGTACCGCGAAGTGGAGCCGGTCTCCGACTACTTCCGCGCCCTGGGCTTCCGCAGCGTCGTCAACTTCACCGACGAGTTCATTGACTTCCAGAAGATCAAGGAAGGTCGTCGTCTCGCCCCGCTGGTGCTGCCTACCGTTCAGGGCCGTCCGGTCTACAACGAAGGCACCGAGCTGACCCGTCTGAAGGCCGCCTACGTCAAGCCGAAAGACCCGATCAGCCCGTCGCGCATGATCAAGCGCCGCGCCACCGAGTCGCTGTTCACCCCGAACGCGCAGACTCCGGCACAGCGTTTCAACGCCATCCTGGGCGACATCATCCGCGTTCACCGCCAGACCATCGAACGCCGCGAGGAGTGGATGGCCGCGCAGGCGCTGATCTTCGGCAAGATGACCCTCCAGGCCGACGACTACCCGACCCGCATCGTTGACTTCAAGCGTGACCCTGCGCACACCGTTACCCTCGCCGGTGACGCTCGCTGGTCCACCATCGGTCAGGCCAGCTCGCAGGCCAACGTGATGAAGAACCTGAACGACTGGATCGCCCGCGTCCGTCGTGCCAAGTTCGGCGGCCCGGTAAACCGCGTCACTGTCGGCGTGGACGTGATCGAATACATGCTCCAGGACAAGGGCGTGGTCAAGCAGCTGGACTTGCTGACCCGTGGCACCAACGCCGACCTGAACACCGGTCTGCGCGACGGCTCCTACGTGGAGTACATCGGCAAGCTCGGCCCGAACGTAGAGCTGTGGGTCAACGGCGAATACTACGAAGAAGACGACGGCACCCAGGTCAACTACATGCCGCGTGATGGCGTGTTGCTGTCCGGCCCGGCCATCGACGGCGCTCGTTGCTTCGGCGCGATCCTGGACGATCAGGCCAACTTCGCCGCCCAGGCCGTCTTCTCGAAGATGTGGCGCCAGGAAGACCCGAGCGCGGTCTTCGTGATGTCCCAGTCGGCGCCGATGCCGGTCCCGGTCAACCCGAACAACACCCTGTTCGCTAAGGTCCTCTAAGGACGACTACCACGGAAGGCGGCCTACGGGCCGCTTTTCACACCAACCCAACTGATACTGGAGCACCAACCATGTCGAGCATCAAAGACACCCTGATCCTCCTGGCCCTGATCGCGATCCACTACATCGAGCGCGTCAGCCCGTCCACCGGCAAGCTGGAGGGCATCGCCCCCGGTAAGCCGTTCCAAGCCCCGCAGGAAGAAGCCGAGTTCCTGATCGCAGCAGGCGCCGCACGTCTGGCGGAAGCCGAACACCGCGCCGGGAAGGCGTCGGCAGGCCACAAAACCGCAGCGCGTGAACCAGAAGGAAACGGGGTCAAGACCCCAAATACTTCCAATTCTGGTGAAGACGGCGGCAACAAGGACGGCGGCAACGACGATGAAGACGAGGACGAGGACGAGCAGAAGGACACCAAGCCCGCAGCTGCTTCTACCCTCGAACTCCCGGCACTGAAGGAACGCGCCACGGCCCTGGGCCTGACCTTCCCCGGCAACGTCACCAAGGCGAAGCTGCTGAAGCTGGTGGAGGAGGCCGAAGCCAAGGCCGCTGAAGCCGGTGCCGAGCACGACGAAGAAGACGGTCTGATCTAATGGCCGGCTCGTTCCGGGAGCTGAAGCGCACGGCAAGGCGGCAACTCCACACCGCCCTCGCAGACACGGTGCTTTACCTCCCTGAACGGGGCGCCACACCCGTCACCATCACTGCCCGCATCCACGATAAATTCTCCAACGCTGGGGATATCGAGGGCGGGCAGTATGCTGAACGGCATGAGGTGATCCCCCGTATCCGGTTTGTGGACTTTCAACCCAAGCAAGGCGCAGTCGTAGTCACCGAGGACATGGGTGCCTACCTGATCGGCCCGACGTACCCGCCCCATGACATCAGCGTGGACGCGGACGTGGAGCTGATGACAGCCTCCAAAGCGAAGATGGAGGGACTGGACACTAAGCTGCCATGGTGCGGTCTCCCACCGCCCGAGGAGGAGTAATGCAGCAGGACTACGTGGTGGCAGTCGCCGGCCTGTCCAGCCTGGACGACATCAACAACCTGGACGAGGCGATCATCGCCAACGCCCGGATGGCGATCAACCGGACGGTAGACCGCGCCAGGACGGCCAGCGCCAAGGAAATGCGTGACCAGATCGCCTTCCCAGCGCGCTACCTGTCCGGCACCAACGGGCGCCTTCGGGTATCCGAGCGTGCGACGAACACCAGCCTCCAGGCCACGATCACTGGCCGCGACCGCCCCACCAGTCTTGCCCGCTTCGCCACCAGCCGCGACCCGGCTGCCACCCGGCGGCAAGGCGGCGTGCGTGTGACGGTAGACCCCGGCAAGTCCAAGTTCATGCGCGGTGCCTTCCTGATGCGCCTGAACAACAACAACCTGGGGCTGGCCATCCGCCTGAAGGAAGGCGAGCGCGTAGTGAACAAGACTCGCATGACCCGTATCGGCGCCGGCCTGTACCTGCTGTACGGCCCGAGCGTTGACCAAGTATTCCGCTCGGTCGCGGACGACCAAGCACCCAAGGCGGCTGACTTCCTGGAAGCCGAGTTCTTACGACTGATGGAGCTGTGATATGAAACCCCTACGCTTACGCCTGCAAGAAGCCGTTACTGCCGTTCTGGAGTCGGTCCCGCAGACCTACGGCGACACCGACACCCTGGCCGGCCACGTCTTCCGGGGACGCGCTATCTTCGGGGACGACGACCCCCTGCCGATGGTGTGCATCCTGGAGGACGTGGACGAGAAGCTGCAAACCCCGACGCCAGTCGGCGGCAAGTCCACCAAGTTCCCCTGGACGCTGCTGGTCCAAGGCTTCGTGGAGGACGACCGCCTGAACCCATCCGATCCGGCGCAAGTGCTGATGGCCCTCGTCCGCCAGCGCCTGATGCAGGAGGTCGTGAAGGCCCAGGGCAGCGGCCCAAACCGCCCGCCAGTGAGCGCCGCAGGCCAAGGCCCGTTCGGCTTCGGCAACGTGATCACCGAGGTGCGCATGTCTCCCGGCGTCGTCCGGCCTGCGGATGAAGTGAACGGGAAGTCGTACTTCTGGTTCAAGTTAACTCTAGAAATTGTTGAAAATGGACTAGACCCGTTTAGCTAATTGCGGCAAACTTCGAGTCCTGAACACAACCACGTACCTGGAGGTACATGCAATGTCCGATACCCCGAACAACTACACCCTTGGCCGTGGCGAACTGTACCTCGCCCAGTTCAAGCCAAAGACCCAGCTGCCACGCGGCGAGCGTTACTTCGGTAACACCCCCGAGCTTGGCTTCAGCGCCGACCAGGAGACGCTGGATCACTACAACTCCGACCGTGGCATCCGCGTGAAGGACAAGTCGGTTGTGCTCCAGATGGACTACGCCGGTAGCTTCATCACCGACAACATCAGCGCGCAGAACCTCGCGTACTTCTTCCTGGGTGAAGCCAGCAAAGTCACCACCACCGCAGCCACCGCGCAAGCCGAGACCCTGGGCGGCACGGATGGCATCGAGCTGGGCCTGTACTACCAGCTGGGCACCACCAAGGACACCCCCACCGGCCTGCGCGCCCTGGAGAACTTGGTCTTCACCAGCACCGGTCACGCCGACGCTGTAGAGGGCCAGGACTTCGCGTTCGAGCCGGAGCTGGGCCGCGTGATGTTCATCGGCGGCAAGTTCAAGGACGGCGACAAACCGGCTGTGACCTACGACACCACCGCTGTGCAGCGTGAAATCGTGATCACCAAAGGTAAGTCGGTCGAAGGCGCCATGCGCTACATCGCCCGCAACCCGGACGAAGCCGGCGACAACATCGACTACTTCATGCCTTGGGTGAAGATCACCCCGAACGGCGACTTCGCACTGAAGGGCGACGACTGGCAGCAACTGTCGTTCAACATCGAAATCCTGAAGAAGCCGGGCATGGAAGCCATCTACGCCGATGGCCGTCCGTACACCCCGGACGCCCCGTAATCTTCACCACCTGACCGGAGGGGCCTAGCGCCCCTTCTTTTTGGCTATAGGAGTCCAAGAAATGCAACAAGGTCTTTCCCACCTCGTCTTCCCCGAAGAAGTAGTCCAGTTCCGTGGCGGCCAGTTCACCGTGCGCGGCCTGTCCCTGGAGCATATCTCCGCCATCATCCGCCTCCACGGCCCGCGCCTGGAAAGCCTGTTCCAGCAGTTCAAGCATGCGGCCCTGATGCAAGGCGGCGAGAACCCCCAGGCCCTTGAGCTGGCCAGCTACATCACCCCGCTGCTCCAGGAAGCGCCGGACATCGCGGCGTGCATGATCGCCTACGCGGCAGGCGAAGCGAACCCGTCCCTCGCGGCCCGTCTGCCGTTCCCCACCCAGGCCGATGCCCTGGAGAAAATCCTGGACCTGACCTTCGATGAAGAAGGTGGGCCGGGAAAGCTCCTGGAGACCGTAATCCGGCTCGCTCAAGGGGCAACGGGTCTCGTAAGTCAGGCAACGGCGCATCTGTCGCAGAACTGACGCTTGCCGACTGGCTGGCCGGAGTGCGGACACAGGTCTCGCTCCTGCTGGCCCACGGCCACCCTTGGGCGCAGGCGTACCCGTTGGGGCGCGTCTACACCGAATCTGTTATTGTCTCGCGGAGGTTGAACCAAGCCACAATGACGGAGACCACACTTCAGTACCTCGCGTTCGCGGGGGCGCAGTCGAAGGATGGTCACAAACTCCTAATGAAGACACTGAAGGAACTGGCCAATGGCTAAACAAAGCCGTGATGTCCAGCTCGTCGTCAAGGCGAAGAACGAGGCGAGCAAAGCGCTCAACGCGATCACTTCGTCCTTGCGCGAGCTGACGCAGGCCCAGTCCCAGGCAGGAACGGAAGCCGGCAAGACCGGCTCCCGGCTCCAACGCCTCGGGGGTGAACTGGGCAAACTGAAACAAACCCTGGGCGGAGTTACCGCCTTCGACAAGCTGGCCTCCTCGGTTGACAAAGCCGGGCAGGCCGTTGGTCGTTTGGAGACGGGCATTACTGACCTGACCCAGGAACAGCAGAAGCTGAAGCAGGAGTCCTCCTCCGTACAGCAGTCGATGTCCAAGATGTCGGCTGCTTCGTCGCGTCTGGCCGCCGAGCTGGAGCGCGGGAAGGCGGCCACCGCCGAGGCCCGCGAGCAGAACGCCGGGTATGTCCGCGAGCTGAAGAACGCGGAGACCGCATTGCGCAAGCGCGAGCAGTCGGAAGGCCGTCTGTCCGCTGCCGTGATGAAGGGCGAACAGGCGCTGGTCAAGGCCCAGCAGCGTCACCGCGACCTGACTACCGAGCTGCTGAACGCGGAGAAGCCGTCCGAACGTCTGGTGGCCGCGTTTACGAAGGCTGACATCGCCCTGGCCAATCAGGTGAAGAACCTGTCCAAGGCACGCGACACCTACGCCACGAACCGGCAGCAGATCAGCGCACTGGCTACCGAGGTCGAGCGCCTACGCGGCGTGCAGGCTCAGTCGGCAAGCGCTTTCGAGAAGGCCCGCGAGACCCAGGCCAAGACCGCTCAGGAAGCGCGCAACACTGGCGCGGCCATGAAGGAACTGACTGCCCGTCAGCGGGAACTCCAGCAGTCCAGCAACGCGAACGCGCAGGCCCTGGAGCGGCAGCAGAACGCCTTGGCGCAGAGCCGGCAGGAACTCCAGGCCCTCCAGATGGTGGCCAACCAAGCCGGCGTGTCCATGACCAAGCTGGGCGGCCAGATTCGCCAGTCGCTGCTCCGCACGCTGTCCGAGTCCCAGCAGGCGCTGGTGAACTACCGCGTCGAGTGGCAGCAGACCACCGCAGCCATCGCGCAGATGCAGGCCGGGCGTGGACGCGGGCAGCCGATGACGCCGGAACTCCAGGCGCTGATCGACAAGGCGAAGCAGTCCAAGATCGCCATGCAGGAACTCCAGCTGGGCGTCCAGCAGATGCGCGGTGCCCTGCGGGACGCCGGCAATGATGTCGGCAAGCTGACCCAGGCCGAGGCCCAGTTCATTTCCGTTTTAAACCGGGTCAAGACCGCAGAAGATTCCGCGATTTCCGCAGCGCAGCGTCACGCCCAGGCATCCTCGGCAGCGGCATCCGCGAACGACAAGGCCGCTGCATCCATGGATCGCCTGGGCAGCGGGTACAGTCGCGTGGCCACCGCAGGCTCCGCCGCCGCTCGCGCCATGGAAGAGCAGGAACGTCGTGGCCGGGCAGCTATGACCTGGACGCAGCGGCTTCACGGTGAAGTCGTGGCGCTGGGCCTGTCCTACATCGGCCTGTACGCGGCTATCACGCAGCTCCAGGGCGTCGTGGACACCTACATGACCATTGAGGCCGCCCAGTCGCGGATGATGGTCGCCTTCGGTGGCAACGCGGCCATCGTGGGCCGGGAAATGCGGTTCATCCGTGAACAGGCCGACCGGCTGGGCATCGAAGTCGGCGCCCTGGCGAACGAATACTCCAAGTTCGCGGTAGCCACGCAAGGCTCCGTGCTGGCCGGCGAGCAGACCCGCAAAATCTTCACCGCTGTGTCCGAGGCGGCGCGGGTCAACAAGCTGTCCATGGAGCAGATCAAGGGCACGTACTTGGCGCTCACGCAGATGGTCTCCAAGGGCACCGTGTCCATGGAAGAACTGCGGCAGCAGCTGGGCGAACGTCTGTACGGCGCATTCACCCTGGCGGCCAAGTCCATGGGCCTGACCGGCAAAGAGCTGGACAAGCTGGTCTCCAGCGGCCAGTTGGCGACGGACGAGTTCCTGCCGAAGTTTGCCGAGCAGCTGAACAAGACCTTCGGCCCGCAGCTGGAGCAGTCGCTGAAGACCCTGACCACGCAGATTGGCGTGTTCCAGAACGAAATCTTCAAGACCCAGGAGCGTGTGGGCAACGCCGGCTTCATCGACGGCCTGCGCGAAGGCATCGAGTCGCTGACCAACTTCCTGAAGTCCGACCAAGGCATTCGCCTGTTCGAGGGCCTGGGCGCGGCTGCCGGCGTGCTGATCAAAGTCCTGGCGCAGATTCCCGAGCACCTGGGGCTGATCACCTTCGGCCTATCGCTGCTGGCGGGCACCAAAGCCCTCCAGATGGTCAAGGGCATGGGCAGCGCGTTCCAGAACTTCACCGCACGTCTGCGCACCGCTGCGCCCGCAGTGACCGCCGTGAACACGGCTACCAACGCCTTCGCGGGTGTGGGCGGCCAGTACATCGCTACCACTGCTCGCGCATCGGCGGCGTCCCTGACGTTCACCGCTCGCCTGACGGCCATGACCACGCAGATGCGGGCTGCCACCGCCGGCATGAACGCGCAGCAGATCGCCGCAGTCGCATTGTCGCGCACGCTGGGCGTCCTCCGGGGCGTTATGGCGGCCATGGGCGGTCTGCCGGGCCTGCTGATCACTGGGGCGTCTATCGCCTTCAGCATGTGGGCTAGCAGCGCTGACGGGGCCACTGACGCGCTGATCACGCACGAAAGCCAGATTGGCAAGGTCGTGGACGCCTACTCGGTCGCCAAGGACAAGGCCGGCGAGTGGTCGAAGGAAGTGAAGGGCGTGACCCTGGCCGGCTTGACTAAGAGCGCCCAAGACCTTGGTGTGGCCCTGGCCGACAGCACCTCCAAGCTGAACGGCATGGCCGGCGCGATCAAGATGTCCCGCCAGTACCAAGGTGCCGGTTGGTTCGGTCAGGGCGCTGATCAGCTGATCGAGCTGAACGACCAGCTGCAAGCCGGCCAGATCACCGTGCACGACTTCAGCAAAGCCCTGAACGACATGCTGCGCGACGACAGCGTTAGCCAGCGCGTCAAAGACCTGATCACCCGCAACGCCGACTTGCTGGAGCAGTCCGTCAAGACCGAGCGTGCCGTGGCCGAGAACGCCGTGGCTATCGAGGCAATGGGCGGTAAGGCTGCGGCGGCCAACCCACTGGTGGAGAAGCTGGGCCTGTCCATCGGCAAGATGGCCAAGGACGCCGGGCTGATCGTGGAGGAGAAGGCCAACGACCCGCTGGCCGAGCTGGCGAAGCAGATCGACGCCGTGTCACAGAAGGTGCCGTCCCTGCACAGCGAGCTGAAGGCGATGGAAGACCTGAAGGCCCTGGACAAAATCCTCGGCACGGCCAACGCCATCGAAGGTCTGGACGCCACCAGCGAGTCCTACAAGAAGTTCCTGGCACTGGTGGCCCGTGCGCAGAAGGAAATCAAGGAGGGTGTGGACGAGAAGCAGTTCAAGGATGTCCAGTCCCTGCTCACGGCAGCCGGCAGCGGCAAGGACTTGTCCGCGAAACTGATCAAGTCGTTCGAGGGCTTCAAGACCACAGCGTACTGGGACGTGAACGCATACCGGGCGGGCTTCGGCAGCGACACCACCACGCTGGACGACGGCTCGGTGCAGAAGATCACCCAGGGCATGAAGGTCACGCTGGAGGACTCCAACCGTGACTTGCTGCGCCGGATCGACGCCTTCCAGGCCACCGTGCAGAACCAGATCGGCAAGGAACGCTTCCAGGCGATGAACCCGCAGCAGCAAGCGGCGTTGACCTCGGTGGCGTACAACTACGGCTCCCTACCGGAGCGCATCGTCAAGGCCGTCCGCGAGGGCACCAATGACGAGATTGCCGAGGCGATCAAGAACCTGGGCACCGACAATGCCGGCGTGAACCGCGAGCGCCGCGAATCCGAAGCCTACGTGTTCCGCCAGGGTGACGACTTCAACCCGAAGGGCATGGAGAAGGTCTACGAGAAGCAGCTGGAGACGGCCAAGAAGTTCCACGAAGAACTGAAGGCGCAGACCGCGATCAAGCAGGAACAGGGCGAAGCCGACAAGCGCCAGACCCTGGAGCAGATGCAGAAGATCGCCCTGCTGAAGGCCGAGAACGGCGCCCGGAAGGCTGGCACCGAGCTGTCGCAAGCCGAGCGGGACGCCATCAACGCCTCCGTGGTAGCCCTGCACGCCAAGAAACAGGCCGAGTGGGACGCAGCGGACGCCAAGAAGGCCCAGGTCGAAGGCGAGCAGAAGATCAACACCCTCATGGGCCTGCGCCGGGATATCCTGTCGCAAATGGACTTCGCCAACAAGATCGGTGATGTCCAGGCTTACGAGGAGCTGCGCGGCCAGCTGGAGCAGGTCACGGCCCGCACCCAGGAGGCGATCCAGTCGATGATCCAGTTTTGGGAGGCGTCAGGTAACTCGGATAAGTCCGCTGCGGCCATCGCCAGCCTGAAGACGATGCAGAACAGTATGGTCAAGGTGGACTCCCAGGCGATCCTTACCGGGGCCACCATCGGCAAGGCGCTCGGCCAGCAGGCGAAGGGCGGCATGGACAGCTTCCTGGATCGCATCAAGGAGACCGGCAACGTCCTGGACTCGGCCAAGGAAGCCTTCCAGAACTTCGCGGTCGAGTTCCTGATGCAGATCGCCAAGATGATCCTGCAAGCGGCGATCCTCGGGGCACTGATGGCCGCCTTCGGGTTTGCCGGCGTCTCGACCGCTCCCGGCTCCATCGGCGGCGGGATCATCAGCGGTCTTGGTGGTGGCGCCGGAGCCGGCAAGCAGGCCCACACTGGCGGTCGTGTCGGCGCGGGCCTCAAGGATCGCTCGGTCAGCCCGAGCTGGTTCGCTACTGCGGCCAAGTTCCACACAGGTGGCGTTCCCGGCGGCGTGCCGGGCCTCAAGGCCAACGAAGTACCCACCATCCTGGAGGAGGGCGAGGTGGTGCGTACCGAGGAACAGGAGAAGGCCCTGGCCCAACGTCAAGACGAGCTGCGCCAGCAAGCCCGCCAGGGCGCCGGACAGCAACCAAAGGTAGACCTGAAGGTGGTCAACGCAGTGGACAGCAACTCCATCCTGTCGGAAGCGATGTCCACGGCCCCTGGCCAGCAGGTGATGATGAACTTCCTGCGCGCCAACAAGGGCAAGGTACAGGGCATCTTGTCCTAAACGCAGTCTAGTCCCCGTTTACTTTTGTTTTCGGGGGCATTACCATACCGGGGTTATCCGACTATCTGGAGACCCCCGGTATGACTTTCATCCTGGCCCGGAACTTACCCGAGAAGCCTTTCAACACGACCATCAACCGCTTCGACCCACGGTACTGGACTGTGGACTACAACGCGGAAATGGTGGGCGTGATCCTTCCTATCAACGACAGGTCGTTCCGTGTGCCGGCTCAGTGGCGGACGAACAAGGACTTCCTGGGCGTGCGCTGGCAGTCCGAGGACATCTACAGCCACGAATACTTCCGCTACGGCACCGACGTGAACTACCGGGACACGATCCTGGCCTTCCGCGCCAACCCAGCGGAACCGCACAAGTTCACCTGCACGATCACGGACATCGACTTCGCCCACACGTACAGGCTGTCCCCCTACGTGCTGAACTACGTGTCCGGTCGGTATGAACCGCTCGACCCGGAGTACAACACCAACCGCACCTACCCGGCGTCCGTGTTCTGGCCCGAGTCCGAGTGGACGGAGATTCCTGAAGATGAAATGGAATACTTCAAGGGCCGCAAGGACTACATCTTCATCCTGGACTTCAACGACCTGCGCACGTCGGCCAACTACAAGGGGCCGCTGGCCAGCCCGCTGAACGTGAGCCAGATCAGCTTCGACACCGTGGAATGGCAAAGCGGATTGGGTCGTGACGCCACTATCTTTCAAATGAACCAGTTGCAGCCCAACTACATGGAGCTGCTGATCAGCGGGTCTATCCCCGGTGCCAAACTGACGAAGGGCGACCAGCTCCAGTTCACCTACAAGTTCTACGACCCCAACATCCCCTGGAACAACGGGATCGACTCGACCGACCAGACGCTGGTGGTGGACGACTGGGACGGCTTCGGCACCGGGACGCTGCGGGTGCGCGGTTACGGCACGTTCAAGGGCACCCTCGTCAGCTGCGACCGCCTGTACTCGCGCTTCCTGCAAGCTGTGACGCCCACGGCTGTGACGGACAGCAACAAGTATTTCGTGGACTTCAAGATCACGGGCGTGCGCCAGACGATCCAGAAGAAGCACTACCCGCAGCCGGTGCACAGCATCCACATGACATCGGGCTTTGACGACAACTACCCGCAGACCCCGCAGCGGCAGGTGCAGATGGTCAAGGACCTTGGCTACCGCGACTTCTGGAACGTGTACATCGGCATGTCTCACTACTTCTCGGGTCGCTGCGGCTACCGTGACGCTGTGACCGGCGAGTTCATCGTGATGGAGCGCAGCCAGTCGATCTACGCGCTGTTTGCCGGGGACCAGCAGCTGGGCGGATACTTCGAGAAGGGCCTGTCGCCAAACCGGGGCACCGATACCTTCCGGGCCGAGCTGGCTCGCCTGTTCGACGTGACGCCGGGCCTCATTGAGCCGATCAAGGGGACGCAGCGCGCCAGTGCTATCGACGCGATGTGCCGGCCTGTCGATGTGCCGGAGACGCCGTACTGGTGGAACCTGGAGACCAACGAGCCGGGGCCAGCCCTGAAGGCCGCGATTGCCGAGGTGGGCACGAACCGCATTCCCCATGTGGTCGTGTGGGGCGCTGGCACCCTCGATTTGGAGGCGATCAGGTATCCCGGCTCCCGTCCTATTCAGCCGACGCTAGAACGCACCATGGCGGCAACCAGGGCCGTCTGGAGCTATATGCGCGCCCACTGGAAGAACCCCGAGCTGCCGATCCTCATTCAGAACCAGAACTGGGCCTGGACGTACACCGAGGCAACCCGGCAACCCGGTAGCCCGGTTTACCTGTCGGCCACGGTCAACTCCTGGGGCGACTTCCGGGCCAAGGGCCTGCTGCTGAACCAGAACCCTGCCGGTGTGCTGCTGACCATCGAGACCTTCGACCCGGCCACCCACCAGCCTGTGCTGGCCACGGCGGCGAGCGGCGACCGTACCCACCGGGGCGTCTTGTCGAACACGGTAGACATCCGCCAGCTGTACAGTACCTTCGGGTTCTTGCCGGCGTTTTGGGAGTTTCAGTACCGCAACGGGGACATCGCTTCGGCAACCTGGAGCGGCGCTCCCGAGCTGGACAACGACCCCGTGCGCGAGGTGCTGCCCATCGGCGGCGGGCTGAACATGGCCCACCACTTCGACAGCTACTCCGGCGCTGGTGCTGCGCGTGCGCTGGTGTCGGCCAACACCCTGCGGGATCAGGCGGCAGTGCATCGCGGCTGGCAGCTGGACGAGAACTTCCCGGTTGATGGCACCGCCGGCTGGGCGTACTTCCCCGTCGATGCGAACGCGGAGCCGGAGGGCAAGGGCTGGTGGAACCTGAACGCCGGTACGCCTGCGCAAGCCGCCCTGGATTTGGTGGCCCGTGCCCGTGCGACAGGGCGTCCTGTGAACCACATCGTGTTCGGCGCTGGAGACAAGGACATCGAGTTCATGCGCTTCCAGGGTAACACCGATGCCACGCGCTTCCAGACGTGTCTGGCCCAGCTGTTCGACTGGTTCCGCGCCGAACTGGGCAGCGGCGTCACCGTCTGGCTCCAGACGCTCGGTAAGCTGTTCTACCACGAAGACGGCGGCCCCTGGACGGAGCTGGCGATTGACGAGTATTACGCCTACCGGAACGCGCAGATCAATGTCGCCAACCTCCAGCCGCTGACGAAGATCGGCTCCTGGGTGCCGCAAGCCTGGAGCACTGACGTGTATGTGGGCACGCCGGATCACACCTGGATGGAATACACGGCAGCGTACAACCACACTATCGCGGCTGAACTGGGTCAGGCCATCGCGGCAGGCTACGACCGGATGCCGGACAGGCCGGGCTGGACATACGACACGCGCATCACCTACTTCCAGGGGCGCAAGGACACACCGGGTGACTCCACCGCCACGTTCATCTGGAGCGGTAAGGGGACGACGTACCGGGTTATCAACACCAACGTCGTGACGGGCGCCGCAATTTCTGATACGGTCGTGACCGCATCTACTTTCATTTTCACGGAAGCGGAGCAGCGGGCGGTGTATGGCTTCGCGGCGGACAACTTCAACATCACGGTGATCGACGTGACCAACGGCTTCGAGGGCACACCGTTCCAGTGGAGCGGCCAGATTCTTACCCCGGCACTGCCCGGCGCGGTAAACCTGGACATGGTTATGGACGCCAACGAGGACATCACCGTTACCTGGGGCGCGACCAGCGGGACGCCAGCCGGTCAGCAATGGCTGGTGCGCTACCAAGGGGCCAAGGACTACATCACGACCTCACTGTCCCAGGTTATCAGCCGGGCGGATAACATCGCGGTTAACGGCTTCGTGGGGCGCTACTGCATGATCACGGTATACTTGCGTGACGCCGCTACTGGCGCCCTTACCAACCCAGTCAGCAAGGACAAGAACCTCTGATGATCTACCCCTTCGACCCGGAAGCACTGCCGGTCGCAGGCATGACCGACCTTCCAGTCCCTGACGACTGGGAGGCGACCATGGCCTACCGGGCAATGCAGAACGCGGCAGCAGCGGAGCCGCACAACAAGCTGGGCGTGGACACTTCGGTGCTGCGTCCGGCCAACTACGACATCGAGCCGGGCGCCCTCGTCCGGGAAATCAACGCGGCCACGTACAACGCCATGGGCAAGTGGATGGCGCAGGCGGCCAGGACGCTGTGGGACAAGTACCCGCATGAACTGAACCTGGAGCCGAACAACCCCAACCGGTACTCCATGGCCGGCGAGACCTGGAGCGCTGACCCGGACATGCCGGTGAACTTCCCCACCATGGAGTGGTTCTACGACTTCTTCCGGGAGCTGTTCGCGCTCAAAGACCCGGACGGCAAGCGGCGCCCGTTCGTGTACATCAACTCGGTGGCCTATGAAATCCTCAACTTCTTCATGAAGGAGGACTGGAAGCAACGCAACCTGCGCGGCGAGCCAGCCCTGTCCGGCTGGGTTCCCCCGTCCTGCTTCATCCGCCCCACCAGCCCCGACGCGCTCGACTACATGGCCCGTGTGCAAATCCAGGTGCTGCGGGTGGCCATGCAGGTGTGGAACGAGCTGGAGGCCGAGCTGGGTACGGACTACGCCAAGCCGCAGTGGGTGGCGCATCCGGTGCGCTTCCAGATCGGTGAACCGTGGTGGTGGGACGGCTCGTACACCAACGGCGCCCCCTGCATCTACGACGCCGCCACCATCGCCCAGTACCACGCAGAGACCGGCCTGAAGCCGTTCGAGCCTTGGATTGACGACGTGTACCAACCGGCTCGCGACGAAGACCTGCCGTACCTCTACTGGCTGCGGGACAAACTGGGCGAGTCAACCAACGCTATTCGTGATGCGGTCAAGGCCGTGTTTCCTTCCATGCAGGCGACGTTGCTGTTCTTCACGCCGCAGATCATGTCGGTAAGCTCGGGCATCACGAACATCATGAACATGCCGACCGACCACTGGCGGAACCCCAACTACGACTTCGTGCAGATTGAGGACTACGACTGGATCATCGACGGCAGGCTGGACAAGGTGCCGCTGACCTTCGACGCGGCAGAAGTGAAACTGGGCTACCCGCGCTCCGTCGTCCACTACTTCGTGGGCTTCGTGAACCTCGCGCAGGACACACAAATTTGGACTTGGATTGATAAGGCGACTCGCATGGCACAAGACATTGGAATGCCGTTTATCTACGTTTGGTCGTACACCCAGGTGATGCGCGAAGACGTACTCTACTACGAACTGCCCCCGGCTCCGCTGGAGGCGCCCATCTTCGACCTGCCGCCGAACTGGTCGTCGGAGTACCGCATCAGTCGCGACTTCTTCACCGAGGTGATCGACAGCCGCTCGGCCCGTGAGCAGCGGCGTGCACTGCGCCAGTCTCCACGCAAGCAGGTGGACTTCTCGTGCCTCATGACCGACGCCGACATGCGCCGCTTCGGCAGCTTCATGCAGAACTGGCAGGGCTACCCGTTCTACATGCCCGAGCTGACCACCTGGGTGGCTACCAAAACGGACTTGGCGCCGGGCGCGATCCGGGTCGAGCTGGAGGTTCCGTTCGGGCCTAACAACGAAGACCCGATTCTCCCGTACTGGGTGCAGCTCGGGTCGGTGGTGCTGGTGCGCACGGACGCCGGCTGGACTGCCCGGCTGGTAGACCGCATCGACTACGACGACCTGCCCGACCCTGCCACCGGCCAGCCTAAGCCCCTGAAGGATCGCCGCTACTTCGTGGAGTTCCGCGCCCAGGAAGACATGGCTATCCCGGCGGGCAGCCGTCTGTACCTCGCAATGTGGGGCCGCTTCGGCGCGCAAATCAGCTCCCGGCACCACACGTCCAGCGTGATGGAAGTCGGCATGAACTTCGTGGTGGAGCCGGGTAGCGAAGGCCCCCTGTGGCGTCCCTCTACACCGCTGCGTGCGTGGGAAGGCGTGGAGGTGTTCCCGTTCGAGCCGAACTGGCGCAAGCCGCTGGATCAGACCAGCCGCGCACTGCTGGAGCAGGTGGACTACCAGTTCGGGCGCACCGCCACGTTCCACCCGGTGCAGTTCAACGTCCGCGACTACAAGATGACCTTCCATGCGATGAACCTGTGGGAGGCGGAGCAGGTGATCGCGTTCTACGAGCGGATGAAGGGCCAGCAGAACGTCTTCTGGTGCCCTACCTTCCTGGAGGACATGGTTATCGACCCGCGCACTACCACCGACGAGCAGCTGCACGTCCTGGGCACGGAGATTGCCGACAACCAGAAGGGAGACCCTGTGCTGAACCGGATCGCGATCAAGCTCCTGGACGGCACCTACGAGTTCTTCAAGGTGCTGAACATGGCCCGGACACCAGACGGTCAGTCTTCAACACTGGTATTGGATAGGGCGCTCGGGCAGAATGTGCGCCAGAACCTCGTCAAGATCAGCTGGTGCCCGCTGTGTCGCCTGACCACTGACCGGCTGCTGATGGCGTTCCTTACCGATGGCGTGGCTCAGTTCGACCTCGCGATCACCACCCTCGAAACATCGGAGACCTAACACATGGCTATCACCCTGGAAGGCACAGGGACGATGGATCGGTTGGAGGCGAGCCGGCACGATGCCCGGCCCGTCCACCTGTACCGCTTCCTGTTCGGCCCCGCCCCCGAGGATCACTACGGCTTCACTGACGCCGAGCAGCCCATCACGCACGACCAAGTGGTGCACAAGCCCATGGCCGTCACCAGCGGCGAGGTAAGCCAGAACGGCACCTTGGACAACACGGCGCTGGACGTGTCAATCCAGATGGACGCGAGCATCGTCAACACGTTCCGCATCTACCCGCCGGCCTACGTGATTAGCCTGCTGATCCTCCAGGGCCATGCTGGCGACTCGACTGCCGACTTCCGCGTTATCTGGTCGGGCCGGGTGATCAACGCCGCTTGGCTCGGCAGCGAGTGCACCTTCACCTGCGAGCCGGTGGCTACGGGTATGCGCCGCCCGGGACTGCGCCGCAACTATCAGCGCGGATGTCCGCACGTCCTGTACGACCTGAACTCCTGCCGGGCGGCCAAGGAAGCCTTCCAGGCGACGACCATCGTCACCTATCCCGGCAACCTGCTCCAGGTGTACGCGGTCACGCCGCCGGCATGGCAACCGGCCTTGGGCACCGCTTGGCACGCGCATTTCCAGGGCGGTCACATTGAGTACCGCACGAAGTCCGGCAAGACGGAATCCGTGTCGATCCTCGCTATCGACGCGAACTGGCTGATGCAGCTGATGGGGCCGGTGGCGCCTGACTTCGATATGGGGCAGCCCGTCCAGATGTACTTGGGCTGCGACCACACGATGAACGCCTACGGGTGCATGTCCCACCGGCCAGGGACACCGCAGCAAGACCCGTCCAACGGCCAGACGTTCTACCCGTCGAACAACCTGCTGAACTTCGGCGGCATGCCCTGGATTCCGCTACGCAACCCGACGAACAACCTGTCGATTTTTAACTAATTGGACAAAAGGAGTGCACAGCCATGGCAATGGTTGTACCCTATCTAGTGCAGATCGCCATCGCCATTGTGGTGGCGGTGATTGCCTACTCCCTGATGCCGAAGCCCAAGTCGCCCAAACCACCAGCGGCGGCAGACTTCGAGCAACCGACCGCAGACGCAGGCCGCCCCATCCCGGTGGTCTTCGGTAGGGTCACGATCAAGGGGCTGAACATCCTGGGCTACTGGGACGTGCAAACGGTGGAGTTCGAGTACAAGTGAGGACATATGACTGACAGCCTGGAAGGGGTTAAGGTCACGGTAACGGACGCCCGCAATGCGGGCTTCTGCGCTGCTGGCATGGTGAAATACCTGAAGGATCGGGGCCTCAGTTACCGCACGTTGCGGGACGAGGGCTTCGACGCTAAACATCTGTCGTCCTACGGTGACGCGAACTTTGACAAGGCGGTGGAGGTGGCCGTGGCCCGCACCGTCGCAGAACGGGAGGCCGGTCAATGAGCGGCGGCAAGAAGAAGCCCAAGAACAGGGCCGGCAACTACTTCATGTCCGTGCACTACGGTGTCGCGGACGAGGTGGACGAGTTCAACGCCCTGTGGGTCAACGAGACCAAAATCCCCACGGTCAACTGGCAGACGTTCTTGAACGAGCGCACTGGCCTGCCCATCCAGGTGCAGGTCAACCAGCCGAACATCTTCGGGGGCAACTCGAAGCAAGGCGGCCTGACCGGGTACATGGACATCCACTTCGGCTCACCTGCGCAGATCGTCACGCCGGCCCTGGCCCAACGGCTCGGCAAGGATCGCCTGAACTGCCCGGCGTTCCGTGGCGTCACCTCGCTGTTCTTCCACAACTCCTGGCAGCACGGCGGTGTACGTGGGTTCCAGTGGTCAACGAACCAGCCCGTCCTCCCGGCTGTGTGGGCGACTGTCACCCGGCAGGCGGTAGGCGTCGGCGGGGAGAAGCGCGGCGACAGCAAAGGCAACACGTCCCCGGCGTTCATCATCTTCGAGTGCCTGTCGAATACCCAGTGGGGCATGGGCTGTCCGCTCGGCCTGATCGACACCGCCTCGTTCTCCCGCGCAGCTGACACGCTGGCCGCCGAGTCCTTCTGGATGTCCATGATTTGGTCGCGGTCAGACACCGTGGAGAACTTCGTGGGCGAGGTGCTGGATCACATCCAGGCATCGCTTGTGACCAGCCCGCGCACCGGCAAGCTGACGCTGAACCTGCTCCGCAATGACTACGACCGCAACAACCTGCGTCTGGTGCACCCTGGCAACGCCAAGATCACGAAGATGCAGCGCAAGGTGTGGGGCGAGACCGTCAACGAAGTCAACGTCTCCTGGACGAACCCGGAGAACGAGGAGGAGGAGACCGTCACCGCGCAGGACAACGGCAACGTGGCCATCCAGGGGGCGATCATCAGCACCACCCGCAACTACTACGGCGTGCGGGATGCCACCAAGGCCATGCAGCTGGCGGAACGTGACCTGCGCCAGTCGGCCACCCCGTTGCTGTCCATCGACGCCAACCTGCAACGTGAGTTTTGGGACTTGACGGTGGGCGAGGTGGTCGAGGTTCGCTGGCCGGAGTACGGCCTGGGTTCCATCGTCATGCGCGTGGGGGCGATCAACTACGGCAAGCCCGGAGACACCGACATCCAGGTCTCGCTTCTGGAGGACATCTTCAGCTTCGGTGCCGCCGTCTGGTCGCACTCGCTACCACCTGCGCCGAAGCCCGGCGACCGTCCTGCCCCGCTGCCGCCACCGAAGCCCGGTGTGGTCATCCCGGAGCCACCGAAGCCCCAGGTACGCCCGCCGCAGGGTAGCGAGTGGCAGCCGCCAGACATCGAGCCGGTGCAGCCGACCCGTACCTTCCTGACCACCGCTCCGTTCTTCATGCTCGCCCAGGAGTACGGCGACGACAGCCTGCGCCAATCGGTGTACCCGGCTGCGCAGATTTGCCAGTCGATGGTCAGCACCAGCAGCTCTGTCATGGCGTACAACTTCTGGTCGGACGAGGCGGACGTGAACGGTGTCGTGACCATGACCAACCAAGGGCGCATGCTGCCGGATACCTCGGGCCTGCTCGCACTCCCGGTTGGCCGGTTGACCACGACGCTGACCTACGCCCCGGCGCAGCTCATTGGGCCACCTCCGGCACCGGGCCAGATGCTGTTCGTCTACCAGCCGTGGGCGGGCATCACCGGCACCGATCCTGTGCAGGAAATTTGTGCGGTCTTGACCGTGAATACTTTGCCTTCGGGTCTCGTTGAGGTGCAGGTCAACCGGGCGTGCCTGGATACCGTGCCCCGCGCTTGGCCGGCTGGTTCGTTCTTCTGGTGCCTGGACTCGGATGGCGATTCGCTGGAGCCTGTGGTACGGGCCGATAACGAGCTGGTGCGCTGCCAGTTCCAGCCGATCAACCAAGCCGGTATGCTCGACCTGGACAAGCTGGCGGTGTTGACCTTGGAAGTGACCGACCGGATGCACCGTCCGTACCGCCCGGCGGGCGTTGCCCTGAACGGCAAGCTCGACCCCTCCGGGGCCGACGTGTTCGACGCGGACATCACCGTTACCTGGAAGAACCGGAACCGCTGGGAGGAGTCGGGTCGCGTACTGGCCTGGACGGATGCGGGCGTTAACCCGGAACCCGACCAGCAGACGCACATCCGCATTCTGGACACGGCCAACAACGTCCTGGCGACGTGGGACAGCACCGCGTACAGCTCGGGAACCCCGGAGACATCACACACGTTCCCTGCGTTCCCTGCGCCAAATGACGGCAAGGCGGTCGTGGTCGTGTACAGTTCGCTCCCTAACGCGGAAGCCGGCGTGCGCCTGGAGTCCGAGCGCGTCACCTTCGGCATCACCGTCAAACAACTTGCAGGCTACGGCAACGCCTACGGCCTGACCTATGGAGGCACCAACTGATGGCTAAACGTACCCTTCCGGGCATCCTGAAACTCATTGGCTTCTGGCCGCTCGGCTCGAACGGCTGGAACGACGAAATGGACGCCAACCTGTTCCGCCTGTCCGTGCTCGCGCAGTGCACCGTGGAGTCGCGCACCAAGGCGGTGTCCGGCTTCGAGCAGGGCAAGGTCTACATCGTCCCGGCCAACGCCGAGTCGAACGCGAACTACATCGCCGCGCACGACGGTGATCAGTGGCGCTTCATTGCCCCGGACGACGGCCTGCTGGTCACGGTGCTGGACGAGGCTATCGTTCTCCGCCGCAAATGGGGCGCATGGATGGACGCCTTCTACGACCGCAGCAACGCGGTAGGCACCGTCACCCTGGACAGCGAAGGCAAGCCTACCGGGGCGCTGTTCGAGCGCGTGTCGGGCACCCTGGGCCGGGCCGAGAAGCGGGCCTCCGGGTTCTGCGACCAGATCGTCTCCGCTACTGTCCCGACTGGTGACGCAGCGTGGTCCGTTAACCTGCCGGTGCCGCTGAAGACCGGCGTGCCGGCGGTAGCCCAGGCCACTGCACGCGGCGGGATGGCCCCGGTCGAGGCGTGGGTCGAACCGGACTTCCCCGGATCGGTGTACCTGAAGGTGGTCGGAACGCTGCCGGAAGGCACTGTGGTGGATGTCCGGGTAACGGGCGAGCTGCCGTAAACGCGGTCTAGACGGCAAAAGAAACAGAACGAGCCTCGCTATTGCGGGGCTTTTTCTTGCCTGTTACCCTGCCGCCTGTCGGTAATCCGCAGTCGTCGTTAGCCAGTATTGTGCTATCGTTCGCGCCCATGCCGCCACGGCTACAAACTGTCCTCACAAGGGACTGTGTGCGACTGGAATAGGAGTGTCTACCGTGCAACACGAACCGCCTGGATTGCAGGAGCTGTTAGAAATGGGGGTCGCTGCCGCTTTCGCGGCTGTCGGTGGCTTCCTGGGCTACGCTTTGCGCAACCTGGAGCAAGGGGGCCGTTTCACGCTCGCTGGTGCCTTCGCAGAAGTGGGGGGCGCCGCGTTCGTCGGCGTGCTGACCCTGCTGCTGTGCAAAGCGTTGAATCTCGACTGGGTGTACACCGGCCTGACGGTCGGCGTGTTCTCCTGGCTGGGTGCCAACGCCAGCATCCGCTTGCTGGAGCGGCTGGTCTTTAAACGTCTTGGTCTGTCGGGGCTGAAGCCCCTGCGGGAGCAAGGAGAAACTGATGGCCGCGCTGAAGGTTAAACTGATGTTGGGCGCCTGCCGCTGTACGGTCTACACGACGTTAGCGGTGTACGGCGTGTACTTCGTGCAGCACCTTCCCCAGCTGTAACCCCCTCGGACTGTCCAGGCCAGCTTTGATGTTGCAAAGGCTGCAACTCCTGGACAGTCCATCTTCCCTCCCCTCGTCCTCCTCGAACTCCGTCACAAGCCGAGTAACCCAGCAACTGGGGCAGCGCTTGGCCTTGTATGGCCCGATGAAAATAAATCCGGTCAAGGCGGCATTACGTTTCATGTCCTCAACTCCTCGCCCGGCAGCAGGGCTACCGGGCTACCGGGTTCCCTAGATGTCCATTTCCTGGAGGATCAGCGGCACCATGCGCACAGGGTCTTTCGACTCCAGGATCAGCAGCAGGACCGACCGGCTTTCGTCCACCATCTTCTTGTAGCAGCGGAAGGTCGTCTCGCAGATGGCCTTCTTGGTGCCGTGGATGCTGTGCGCCAGGGCGACGGCCAGCAGTGAGGTGCGCAAGTCCCACGGATTCTTGATGGCCTCCTCGCCGGCCTGCTCCGCTGCGCGGATCAGGGTTACGTGGGCCGAAACTTGCTGCGCCAGGGTGCTTGGGTTGAACAGTTGCATCTTCATGGTCTCCGGTAGCCCCAGGGGACGCCGCTGCGCGACGATCAGCGCCTGGGGAATGCTAGGGTACTGGGTTAGTGCTTGCGCTCGTCAGACGGCGCCAGGGCGTACTTGTCGAGCCAGTTCATCAGGCGCGTCCAGAAGACCTTGCGCCGGAACTTAGGATCGGTCATTTGCAGGCTGACCTTCAACTGGGCTACCTCGGCCTGCGCCAGACGAAGTTGCGCCTCCAGCTGCGAGCGGTAGGCACTGGCTGCGGTGCTCGGGGCGCCGTCCTCCACGGCCATCTGCCAGCCGATCCAAAGGGACTGGGTGTCGTCGGTGACGTACTCGCCGGCTTCGTTGCGGCGCAGCAGGAAGGCGCCCACGTCGGCAGGTACGACCGCGCCCGGCTTGTCACCGAACATGATCACGGCTGCGCGGGCCAGGAAGACGCGCTCGAAGTCCTGCCGGCGGGTAACGAAGTCGTCGGCGCTGTGGGTGGTGCTGGTGGCGATGATGCTGGTCATGCTGCGGTACTCCGGTTGGCCCGGCGTAGGTCGGCCTGGGCGTTCTTGAATGCGTGAGGGCAGTTGGGGGTCTTGCTGGCGACTACTGGCGGGTGGCCGTCCTTGACGAAGCGGATGTGCTTAGTCGTGAACTCATGCGTGAAGCCCAGGCTCGCCGCGTACTTGATCAGGTCTTTTTGCGACTTAGCCACGGGCGGCCTCCTCATGCGCTGCTTTGGCCTTCTTGAACCAGTCGCGGAACTGCTGCGCGTGGTAGTAGGAGCCGGAACGGTGCTTGAACTCAGGCTGCGGCGGCGCTGGGTTCTGCCGGCACATCATGCCGCGAAGGCTGGTCTCGGACACGCCGAACTCCTTGGCGGCTTCAGCGAACGACAGCAGCGGTGCACGCTTGCCGGCGGGCTTTGGTCGGGCTATGAACTCGCGGCTGGCGATGTTCACATTGCGTTGCTTGGGTGTTGCAGCCATGGTGGCCTCCTTCGGTTGGTGTGTGCGCAGTATGTCCAAGTCCTTGGATAACTGTCAAGCATAAAAAAGCCCCACCGGATGGCAGGGCTGGGGTAAGGCGATCAGCGGTCGATGGCGCCGTGGTCGTCGTCGTGGTGCCGGTTCTTCAGCCGCTCCAGCTCCTCGTCCAGGTTGAAGCCCAGGGCAGACAGGTGGCCTTGCAGACACTGGAGCTGCGACGGGTCCAGCGAGTTCAGGTAGTTGCGGCGGGCCTCGTCCGGGGTCAGGCAACGGGCAGTCAGCACCACCTCATGGTGGCCAGCCTCGGAGATACGGACGTTCACGCCATGGTCCTCCAGGGCGCCCGCGATCTTGCGAGCTATGGCAGTGTAGCCGGCGCCAGCGGCACCGAACACCTTGATCTTGACCTGCTGGCCGGGGGTGCACAGGTAGTCGCGCTGCGGGTCAAACTCGTTCTTCAGGGTAGTCATGTCGTGCTCCTTACAGTGATTCCAGGCGGTGGAAGGTGTGGTTGTAGCCGAGCATCTGCGGGTGGCGCGGATCGCCCTGCTTGGTGAAGCCAAGGGTGTATACGCGAATCTTGCCGTGCTTACGGAAGAACCGCTCACAGGCGTGGATACGATGGCGCATGTTCTCCGGCACCTTGGTGCGGTCGCCCCAGCACAGCGTCACGGCCTCGCACTCGTCTGCAATGCGCTGCCATGCGGCCTCGTCATCCAGGTACGCCAGCTCCCGGTCAGCAGCGGTTAGGCCCAGGTAGTGAACCGGCACCTGCTTCACGTCCTTGTTGCGGTAGCGGAAGACGTTGCCCACTACGATTTGCTCGAAGCCCGACCGGGCAGCGAAGCCGCACATCTTCTTGATCGTCTGGTCGTCCTTCACCACATCGGCGGTGCTGGGGTTGATCCCGATGAACGCCATAGTGCCGTGGGTGGGGCGGCCTTCGTTGGCCTCGCTCCAGGCAGCCGCCGCTTCAGGTTGGACTTGCTCGACCCAGCGGTGCAGGTACAGCCGGTAGGTCCCGCAGCGGGACAGCTCGGTGCGAATCGGAAGCGAATCTTTCACGGTCTAGACCTCACTTGGTGAACTGGTTGCGGAACTTGCGCTGCCGGGCCTTCTCGCCCTTCCCGCCGCCGCGACGTTGCATGGTGTCGTGCGCCCGCTGCTTCTCGCGGACATCGGACATCGGGGTCACTTCGTCCAGGACGAAGAAGCGGCGGCCACTGTAGGGCATGGCCCACTCCGGCAGCATACTGATCACGCGAGCCTCGACCTTCGAGAAGTCGGTGTAGAACAGTTTGCGGCTCACGTCGGTGTAGTCGGCAGTGTCGTCGGCGTCCCGGATCGACTGGCCACGGCACAGCCAGCAGGTGCAGCCAGGGATTGCCCGAGGGATGCGCCCGGTGGTGCTCGCCGTAGCGGTCAGGTCGATGCCCGACCAGTCCATCTTGGCCATCTGCTCGTTGAAGCGACGGATGCTGGTCCAGGCGCGGACGAAGCCCTCGACGCCGATACGCGGCATGACCAGCTCCATGGGCCAGCGGCGAGCGTCGTCGGCCTGCATCGCGGCGATCATGTCCTTCTGGTAGCGGTACGGCTCGACTGGGCGATCAGCCAGCGCCTTCTCGTCCCACAGGGGCGCGGTGGCCATGGTCGAGGCCCAGTCGTCCACGGTCGGCAGTTCAGGTTCTGGTCGGGCCAGGGCCTTCAGCCGGTCGGCTTCGAGGTTGGCGTATGCGGTCAGGGGTTTCATCACGACAGTGCTCCTACGTCGATGGTGACGGTCATGTCGCCGTGCACGCGCACCGAGTAGGTACGGGCGTCGTAGTCTTCGCGAACATCGAACAGCAGGCCGCCTTCGTGGCTGTAGGGGACGCTGTTCTGCTCGGACTTCAGCAGCGCCTCGGCCATACGGTGGAAGCGGCGAGCGAGGTCGTATGCCTGCTGGCTGGTGAAGGGTTGGTTCACCTTGACGGTGGCGACGGGAATAGCGGAAGTGGTCATTGCGTTTGTCTCCGTATTTGGACAAGTCGGGGGTAGATTAACCGGGCGTTGCACCCGTGTCTACCCCTTTCTTGTTTTATTTACGGTCTAGACCGCATTAGGTTTGCCCTGATGCTGTCCAGTGCTGCCCGCGCAATCTCGGGCGTTCGCTTCGGCCTGGGTTTCCGCTGCGGCCTCGGTTGGAGCGTGGCTGGACAAGTCGGCGTCTCGTCCTCGGGCGCCCAGGTCAGACCGCAGGCGGCGCACTCAAGGTCGCCACCTGCTGTCCGTCTAGGGGTGGGGCAGTTCAGGGGTACGTCCACTCGAAGCGACCCGAGAACTTGGCTCCGTTGAACACCGGCTGGCCCTGGGCGTCCTTGCCGGAGAACGCCTGGAAGCGCAGCTCGCCGTCCTTGCCCGCCGGGTCTACCCACTCGGGGCGGATGCACAGGCACAGGTCTGGCAGCCCCAGCTTGATGCCGAGGCTTGCCGGTAGGCGCACGGTCAGCGGGGTGTTCACGGGCGGCAGCTTGCTGGCCGGGTTCCAGTGGGTCTTCTCCTCGTCGGTGACGGGGCATGTGTGGACACCGCGCTCGGTCAGCATCATGGCGTAGTTGCCGACGTTGACCAGATCGCCTTCCATCACGGCCCGGCGGTACAGGCCCTCCAGGCGTTCGACAGGGCACAGCAGCTCGTCTTGCCAGCCGCCGTAACCTTGGGCGCGCTTCTCGTCCAGGCGTTGGTTAAGCCGGTTGGCGAAGTTCTGCACGCCCAGCTCGTCCACGTTCTTCGGGCAGGCCAGCCGCAGCGTGTCCAGGTTGATCACGATGCACTCGAACCCACCCTCGGGGCGGTCGTCCTCGAACTGCTCGTTGAAGGCGTCCGCCATCACGTCGATGCCGCAGGCGGTCTCCGGCATGCGCCCGGTAGATGCGTACACCGCGTCGTCGTGCTCGTCCAGGATCACACCGGCTTGCGCGTTTTCGGTCAGTACGATGTAGCGTAGTTTGGACATGCTGGTCTCCTTACTGGTTGCCGGTGGAGCCGAAGCCGTTGGCCCCGCGCTCGGTAGGTGCGATGTCTTCCGCGAACGCCTCGTACAGCTCGACTTGCGGAGCTGGCATCAGGATCGCCTGTGCAATGCGGTCGCCGTGCTTGACCTCGAACTCGCGCCACATGGCGTCACAGGTCAGCTTCACCCCGATGGTGCCTTGGTAGTCGCTGTCGATCACCCCTACGCAGTTGGCCAGCCGGATGTCCGACTTGAAGCCGTGGCCCGAGCGGCTGAAGACCAGCAGCACCCAGCCCTTGGGGATCACCGGGATGATGCCGGTATCGAAGGTCACGGGCGCACCCGGCTCCACCGGGATGGCCGTGCCGGCGGGTACGTCGTGCTTGGTGAAGTCCGCGTGCAGGTCGAACGCACCCGCCCCCTCGGTCTGGTACTTCGGCAGGATGGCGCCAGCGGTGGACAGGATGAAGCCAAGACGCGGCTTGCGGTTGTTACGGGACATGGGTGTTACTCCTGGGTCTGGAAGCGTTGGTGGATGTGGTCGTAGTGCTCGCCGTCGTTGCCGTTCTGCCCGATGGCGTCGGCGCGGGCTTCGTCCATTTCGTTCTGGACGCGGGCAGCGGCGATCTTCTGCCCGGTCAGCAGCTCGTCCAGCATGCAGTGCAGCGCACCACGCAGACGCTCGCGGTTCTCGGCAGCCTCGAAGTGCAGCCGGTGGGCTAGCTCGCGGGTGACGGGCATGGTGCCGTAGAACCAGTCCCACAGGTACTTCAGCGCAGCGGCCTGATGGCCCTCGTACCCGTTCTCCTTGCACAGCTCCTCGGCGGTGTACACGCACGTCGGGTAGCACACGTTCTCGTCGCGGGTCAGCGTCTCCTCGCGCAGGTCGATGAAGTGGATGGCCTTGCGGATGTCCTCCGGGCCGTTCTTGTCACCGTAGCGCATGGTGTACTTCATGATGGCGAAGGTGCAGGCGTCGAAGCCGTTGTGCATGGCGACCTGGATCGGTTGCAGCTTCAGCTTCTTGTAGTGCCCACCGCCGACTTGCACGTCCAGCGGGTTGTTGGTGGTCTCGGTCATTACGGTCTCCTTGCCCTTAGCGACGTGCCAGGGCGTCTTCACAGGTGGTTGAGGTGCACACGGTCTCGATGCGGCTGGTGTCGCCCTGGATCGCGTCACGCTCGGCCAGGATCGCCAGGAAGCGCGCCTCGCTGATCACCGGATGGTTGAAGTACCACGCCTTCTGCAACTTGGCCGACGCGGAGGTGATGCCGGTGCCGCGAACGAGGATCACAGGATGGCGGCTGACCGAGCCGGCAACGATGCCGCCCAGCTTCTCCACGCGCTCCTTGGCCGTGTCACGGGTCATGGACTCCAGGGCACCGGTCAGCACGAACGTGGAACCCTCCAGCGGCAGCTCGCGGCTAGTGATCGGCGGCAGACGATCCGCCAGCGCAGCGTGCGGCTTGTGCTCCAGCAGCAGCTCCATGTCCTCGGCATCCCCGATCAGGCCCTTCTTCGTCCGGCGCGCCAGTGCGTCCAGGTCAACGTCATGCGGGAACTGCTTCGGCACGCCCAGGCCGTTCGCACGGGCGGCGGCAATCTCGCCCAGGCCAGCCGGCGACAGCCAACGGGCGGCACGTTCCTGGATACCCGGCAGGCGGTTGAACTCGCTGCGCAGGTACATCAGGCAGCTCTTGGCGTTCAGGCGGCCAGCGAGGCACAGGGCCACGGCGCGTTCCAGGGCCTCCTCGAAGCCCTCCGGCTCATGCAGCCAGCTGATGTCGTACTGCATGTGGAAGTCGTCGCTGACACCGGGGGTCTTGGCCGGGACGTTGACGTGGGCAGGCATGCCGGCGTTGCGCACAGCGGAGTCCACCAGACTGGCGGTGAAGCCCAGCTCGTTGTGGGCGTTGGAGAACTCCTGCACGCCAACCTCGAAGCGGCCCGGCGGCATGGCGTGGCGGTTGATGTCGTCCTGCATGCTGCGGGCGTCGTCGGCACCGGGGCACGGCCACTGATCGGCGGCGCTCGGTTGCAGGCGCATCTTGGTGCCGGGGTAGAACACGCCCGACTTCTTGCTGCTTTCGATGAACGACTTCACGGCCTCGGCGTCCATGCCCACCGGGTTGATCGACGTGTCCACGCGCACCAGCGGGTTCTCGATGATGTTCCCCAGGCGCAAGACAATCTGCTCCAGGTCTTTCGGGTGCATGCGCACAGGGTTGCGGGTCAGGTGGGTATGCAGTGCTGCCGCGATGCGGTTTACGAGTTTGGTAATCATCAGATCAAATCCTCAATATCATCTTCGGGTTCGTCTTGTGGCACCGGCTTGGCTTCGCCTGCGGTTCCACGTTTAGGGGGCTTCTGCGCCGCAGTTTCTTCCCCGCCGTAGAGTGTAACCATGTCCTGGATTATGGACAACAACAATTTGTCCAAGATTCCGTACAAGGCGCGATGATAGGTACGCGAGTCGCCGTCCTCGCCCATGCTGTCGGCCAGCTGGTTGTCCAGGTCGTCGGGCCAGCGGATACCCATGACAGCAAGGTCTTCCCGCAGACGCAGCCCTACGCCGTCGCTACACCCTTCGCCCGTCCACACGGCACCAAGTTGGACAACGTCACGATTTTCCAGGATCAGGCCGGCCTCGTCGGACTCCATGTCGATGTCGCGCCCGATGTACACGTCGGACTCCTCGTCGCGCCCCTGGGCCGTCATGCGGTCGCCCACTCGCCAGCACTCCATGTCGATCTTGCCTTTCGCCAGCTCGGTCAGGCATTGCGCCGGCCTGATCTTCACCGCGAGCGGACGCACCGGCAGGCTGCCCAGGACTTCCCGGAGGGCCGACAGCACCTCCTCGCCGCGCTTGACGGACATGTTGTCCACCATGATGTACGGGCCGCTGATCAACACCGTGACGATGGTGCGCTTGACGAAGGCACGCGGGAGGAACTTCTGGACAATCTCGTCCTTCAGCTGGTCGCGCTCCTTCTTGTACACCTTGCGCATCTGCTCGGACTCAATCGCCTTGACGCGGTTGGCCAGCTCGCGGGCGACCACCTTCGTGGGGATGTCCTTAATCGCCAGCTGGGTGCGGATGATGATGGAGTTGCCGACCGTCTCGGCCAGATCGCCCTCGGGGTCGATAGGCGGCATGAAGCCGAAGGTGGACAGTTCCAGTTCGCCCGGCTCGCGGGCCTTCTTGTTGCCGAGCGCCGCGCACAGGATGTCCACCTTACGCGGAGTCAGCATTGCCACGTCGTCGGTCAGCCGCCATACGCGGAGACGCTTAAATTCTTGTGCCATTTCGGGTCTAGACCTCGTTTAGTTTCAGAAATGATGCAGCCGCGATGCTACTCCGGTCGTGCCATCGGGTGCAACTCTTAGTTGAATTTCCGGTAGCCACCTGATAGGTCGCCAGGGGTGACTTTAGGCACCGGCTGACTTTCCAGGGGTGCGCCGCGCTGACCACCGGACGGGTCGCCAGGGGTGCCGCGATAACGCTGGCTGGCCCAGGGGCGCAGGTAGCCCGGATGCCGCGATAACGCTGGAGATTCCAGGGGTGCGCAGGTAGCCCGGATGCCCGGATTTTGGGGGCCGGGGCCGGCCTGGGCAGGGTGGTCGCCGGGTAGCCCGGATGCCCCGTGGACGCGCTGCGGCGGGCCTCCCTGGGCCGTTCGGGGGTCGGGCAAGGCCACGGTAGCGGGTCGGGCGTCACAAGTGGTTGCGCGCCTCCGGGCGGCCCTGTATCGTCTGCCATGTTCCTCAGTTGAACAGCTCCAGCGCCGGGCACTGCAATGCCCCCAGGCCACACGCCGAAAGCGGCCCCACGGATGGGCCTGGAGTTGTCACCCGCCGGGCTGGTCTCCCGGTTTGCCTGCCGCCCCGCTCCAGCGCGCAGACACGACGAAGCCCCGCAGCCTACCCAGGTTCGCGGGGCTTTTTCGTTCCAGGTTGTCAGCACTCCGGGTCTAGCCACCCGGCGAGGCTCGCGGCGATGTAGGACACCGACAGGACACCGCCCAGGGCCACGACCGGCCAGGACTCCCCGCCGATCAGGGTCAGCAACGCCAGCGCCGGCCAGCCGATGCCGAACAGGCTGTTAGCCCAGCCCCTGCGCATCCAACGCGGCCCGCTCATGACTTGGCCCCCTGGCGCAGCGCTAGCAGCTCGGCTAGTTCTTCGGTGCTCATGTCGTCCAGGGCGTCCAGCACGTCCCGGCGGCGTTCGTGTTCCTGTCGCTCTACCGTCTCGCGGCGCAGGCGGTCGGCCCGCAATGCCGCTTTCCCGGCTTCGGTGCTGTCCGGGTCAACGGTCAGGTATAGCGACACGTCGCGGCCCTCGCGGTCAACGAACACGGCACGGCCTGAAGGCTTCACGCGGACGGTGAAGTGAGCGCGCACCAGCCGTTCTATGGTCGCCTGATCGACGGCGCCGCCGAAGCTGCCCCCTGTGAGTTTCACCGTGTTGTTACCGTCGCTGCGGGTGTGGTATCCGATGTTAGCGCGCATCACTTGCCCTCCGGGGCTGGTATCAGGAAGTAGAACAGGAAGGCCAGGAAGGCGCACACCAGCGCGCCGCCACAGTTCCCGCTACACAGCTGCCATATGCCCGCCAGGGACACGGCAGTAAACGGCATGCGTTCCATTAGTCGTCCGCCACGTCGGCAAGGAAATATTCTTGCGACAGGTGGGCGCTGCCAAACTCCAGGTAGGGCACCGGGATAGCGTCCCGCACGTCGCTGCCGAAAGCCTCCAGGCCGACGCCCGTCCCCATCGCCTGCATTGCCAGATAATGGCCGAAGTTCTCGGCGGTCAGCTCGCGGTCGCGGTTGGCAAAGTCGGCGCGGCACGCCTTCAGGAACAGCAGGGCGACCTTCTGCGCGAGGCTCAAGCCGCGTTCGTTGTAGTCGAACTGGTCGGCCAGCTTCTCGCACAGCTCCAGTGCAGCGGCTTCGGCGTTCGGGTCGATCACGTCGGGCAGCTGGTCGAGGATTTCACCGCCCAGGGGCTGCAATGCTTCCTCGGCCTGATCGGCGTATGCGTTGGCAAAGAAGGCGCGAGCCATGGCGGATCGGATGGCGGTAAAGGTCTGTTTAGTGGTGGTCATGTCGCTTACTCCGGGTAGGGATTCTGGTACTGCCGAAGCCCCCAGTTAAGGAGGCTCGGCGGTCTGCGGTTGGTTACAGGGTGATGGTGAAGTCTTTGCGCTTGTACACCACTTCGATAGCGCCGCCGCTGCGGTCGCCGGTCTTGCCTACGCGCTCATAGTGGGCAGGCTTGATGCCTACCTTTTCCAGGGCGCTCGGTGCGCCGTCCGTGTAGTCGCCATACCCTACCTGGGTGCGGCGCGGGTTCCAGTTCACCGACAGGCGCTTAACGAAGCCACCGTCTGCGGTGCTGGTGCCGACGACGTGTTGTGCGGTCGGGTTGCCGCAGGTGTCGTGCCCGAAGTTATCAATGCAGACCGCGACGAACTCCGGCCCGGCCAGCTCGGCGGCGGCTTCCTGGATTTCTTCGGCGTAGTGCTCCAGGACTTCGCGGGCGACCTGCTCGCGGTCAACCTTGGCGAGTTTCCAGGTGCCGTACACGACGCGCCAGGACTCCGACGACTGGTGACGCATGACGAAGGTGGCGACGATGGATCGGGCCTTGTCGGCGTCAAACTTGCCCTTGAGGACGTGGCCGGCGAGGTTGTCGCGCAGGCACTTGGTGGCGTCGTAGAACGCGGCATCATTGGTCAGGAACAGAACAGCTTCGCGAACGTCGGTAGCGTTGAAGGTGGCGGCTGCGGTGTTGGTCTTGGTCATGTCGTTTACTCCGGGTTGGTTAGGCTTGATTGCCTTGGTGTGTGCGCATTATGTCTAAGTCCTTGGACACCCGTCAACACCTTTTTTCAACTTTTTAACGAAAAGCCGAAAACCCCGCATTTGCAGGGTTCCGGGTGGGTTGGTGGGTCAGGGCTGGTCGTCCCTGTCGTGGTACTTCCAAGCGGCGTATAGCGCGGCGATCACCACCGCAGCTAACATGCCTAGCGGTATCCCGTGCAACACGGGCGCTTACTTCTCCAGGCGCTGGCGGATGCGCTCCAGGCGCTTGGCGCGCTTCACGGCAGCCGGGCGGGTGGACTTCTTCGCCTGGGCTTCGTCGCGGCGCAGGTCTCCGGCGTACAGCTCGGCAGTGACCAGCCGGCGGGCATGGTGGCGGTAGCCCTTGAACTGGCGTTCTGCTGCGGCCTGCTCCTCGCTTACACCTTCGTCCAGCAGTGCGCGTGCACCTTCGACGGTCAGCGGCTTCAGCTCCAGTTCACCCGAGGGGCCGAACGACGCGGCGACATCGGCAACGGGCGCGGCGTGGGTGACGGTCATTGTTACGTCGGTGACGGCATGGGTGTCGCCGTTGGGCATGGTCAACACGCCGTCGCCCAGCTTGTGCACGGTCTCCGACTTCGGCAGGTTCTGCGGGGCAGGGCTGGCCGCTTGGAACGTCCCGGAGCGGGTCAGCACCTCGACCGAACGGGCGCCGATAGGCTCACAGGCTGCGCAGGCTTCGCGCTCGCGCTGGCGATACAGCTTCTCGACAAGGCGGGCGGCATGGTGGTCGCGCAGCTCGGCGGTGTCGTAGTGTTCGTGTTTGGCCTCGCCGCCGAACTCCACGCGGTCGCGGGTCTTTTGCAGGCTGTGGAAGTGGCGGCGCTCGCCGTCAAGAACCGCGCTCCAGGTGGACACGCAAACGCCGTGCTCGCGGCCCTTGGCGTCACGCATACCGAAGTTGTGTTGGCGGCGGGACAGGTCGCGGGTGTCGGTGGTGGTCGGGTTGGTGTAGTTGGTCATGGGTCTTAGCTCCAGGAATGGGCCGCCACTACGGCGCGCCTCTACTGCCGAAGCCCCCAGTTAAGGAGGCGCGGCGATCAGGTGTGTGGACTACTTGCCGAGCAGGGCGGCGAGTTCTTCAGTCAGCAGGGTAAGCGAGGCGACCTCGCGGCGGAGGGCATCGCCCAGGCTGATAGCCTCCCCGGTGCGTCCGTTGCCGTTGTAGGCTTCGGCAGCCAGCCGGCGGGCCTGGGCTTCGGTCATGCGCTTGGCGTCGTCCAGGTTCACGGGCACAGCGCGCAGGCTGTCGCCGCTACCGGTCAGCTCCAGGTAAACGCCCTGGAGGGTGACGACCCAGGTGTCTCCCAGGTAGCGCACGGGCATGGTTTCCAGGTGCTCGCGGAACATGTCCAGGCGGTCGCGCATGGTCGCCAGGGAGGCGGCAAGCGTGGTGCCGTGGATATCCTGGCCGGTGGCCTGGGCGTGCTGGGCTTGAGCCTGGGCAAAGGCTGCGCGAACAGTGGACATGCGGGCGTCTCCTTACAGGTTGATCAGTACGAGGCCAGCGACGATAGCGACGGCGGCGACGGCGGCCAGTTTCATGGTGCCCAGCACAATGCGGGCGTACATCACAGCAGCGGGGTTTGGTGCAACTTCGCGGTAGTAAGTCATGGCGGTAAGTCCTGTTCCGTGTGGGTATGGGCGCATTATGAACACGTCCCAGGACTTGGACAACTACCGTTCGTCGGGCTTACGTGTAGTCGTCGGCATTGAAGGCATCCATGCAGGCCGCGAAGCCGTCCGGGTCGCCCTGGGTGAACGTGTAGTCACAAATGATATCCGAAGCGTTACCCATGACCAGCACCACGGAATGGAAGGTATTCACGCCCGCCGCGTTCGGCTTCTTCACATAGACCCGCGCTTCGTCCAGGTTAAACACCAGTTCCATGGCTTCGCGGACGTTGGCGGCGGGGCAATCCTCCTCCCCGTCCCACACGGTAGCCAGCGACCACCCGTGATGCTCCAGGTAGGCCAGCAGGTTGGCCACAATGCGGCGTTCGGCTTTCGCCTCCAGGGACATAACGCGGCCCTTGTACAACTCGGCGTCAATGGCCAGGGTCGGCGCTTCGATCTTGACGAACTCGGCGGCCTGGACTTCGCGGATAGCCTCGAAACCGTGGATAGCGGCCTGGGCCCGTTCCGACTGGTGCACGGTGCCCAGGAAGTCCCACATGCGGCAATTGTCCTGCACCAGCGTCCAGCGTTGACCGTCGTGGGCGAGAATTTCTACCTCTACGCTGTCGGCATCGGGGCCAGCTTTAACGCCCAGGATAGTGCGCGCTGGGTGGCTCAAGTTGGTACGCACTCGCATGCCCGGCAGCAGGTTGCACGCGGCAACGCGGCGGCCAGGGATCAGCGACAACTCATAAGCCAGCAGGGCACGGGCGACCGCTTGGACATGCAGCAGCCGGGTAGCCCGGTAGGCCGCAGCGTTGTGCGCCGGGCCTTCGGTGACGATGTAGTCATGCCCGACACGGCTGGTCATGGCGGTTGTTTCGCGGGTGCCCGACTCGCTGTAGCCTGGGGCGCTCGGGCTGGCTGCGGCGATGGCGTGCGCGACTCGGGCAATCGCGATGCACAGGCGGGCGGCACCCTGGGCGGCGGCTTCGGCCTGTTCTTCCGCTTCGGCGGCGTCCCAGGTGCGCACCAGCTCCAGCAGGTGGGACAGGCTGCCGGTGTGTCGGGTCTTGTCCTGCGGCATGACGACAGCGAACTGACCGCCCCAGTCGTCGTTAACAGTCAGCGCGTAGACGGCGCCTTTGTACTCCAGGTTTACCGGGCCGGCCTTGATGTCTGCGGCGCGTACTTTGCTGATGGTCAGGGTGGTGGCTGCGGTGGTCATGGTTCGGTGCTCCGGTGTGTTGGTGTAGGCGCATTATGTCCTAGTCCTGGGACAGCATGCAACACCTTTTTCCGCCTAGATGAACGAAGCCCCGGCAGGCCGACAACCTCCGGGGCTTTTTTGTGTTCCCAGGTAGCAATCCCCGGTGCGCAATCCTTTAGCGCGCTAACATTCGTTCCCAGGTAACGGGCTTGGGTGTCATGGGCAGCACTCCGCCCGCCCAGTACCAGACCCCCCGCCGTAGGTCGGCCCTGTACAAGGACGCCCCCGTATCGTGGAACGTGACCAGATAACGCCCGTCCTCCAGGCCATCAGCTCTATGCACCTTCGTGCCCTCCTCCAGTTGGTCGAACGCGAGACCATACAGCCCAGGTGCGAAGCATGCAACGCGAAGCGGCGCGGGAAGTAAGGCCCGGCCCACCGAACCCCCGGACACACAACACCGT